GTCCTACATACGTTAAATCACCCGGCCCAATAATACCAGTTGTACCTGTCGTTCCCGTGGTACCTGTCGTTCCGGTAGTTCCGGTAGTTCCCGTGGTACCTGTCGTTCCGGTAGTTCCGGTAGTTCCGGTAGTTCCGGTAGTTCCGGTAGTTCCGGTAGTACCTGTTGTTCCGGTAGTACCTGTTGTTCCGGTAGTACCTGTTGTTCCGGTAGTACCCGATATAATACCCGGCATGACTACACCGAGATTTAAATCTAAATCTTCACTATCGTCTTTCTTTATGTCTGTTGGCTCTTCAGGTTTATTAGTGATATCTTTAGTCTTGGTGAAAATCGTATCTTTACTATCGCTGGGTATTTCAAGACCGATTCGCTGAGCATCAGCGGGGTCTATCGCAACTGGCACTCCATCGGAGATTCTGAAAAAGCTGGCGTCTGAACCGCCTATCTTGCTGCCTTCGAGAACCTGATATTCGTACTGCTTGGTCTTTTGATCGTATATTTGTGCGTAGGTTAATTTTGATCCATCAGGGAGTGTGCGCTCAACGAATTGGCCCTGAATAGGGTTGTCCTGCGCGTCGGTGTAGGACATCAAGCCGTGCTCACCGCGTGTTCCTTTAAATTCGCCGATTACCACGTCGGTGTCGGCTTTGCCAAACAAATCACCGTATTGTATTTTGCCCGTGGCATCGTAACCGGCCAGTTCAGCACCTACTTGAGTCTTGTAGTAGTCATCCACATTTTTGTATGTATCGGACAGATCCGAGACTAGATTTTCTCCTATCGGCGTACCGGTAATCAGCGAACGACTGATAGAATCCGCAGCACCTGCGGCATAGGTAGCCGCTCTGCCGAATTTATCAGGATCCAAATCCGCTACGAATTGTTTAACTTTATCTTTAGCTTGTGCGCCGACGAATGTAGCCGCGAGTGTTAGACCAAATGTCTCTAGAGGATCTTGGTTACCGAGCACCGCTGCGTTGAATCCTGCTGCCAGTGATGAAGATATTGCATTCTCAACGGTTTTGGTGGATACCCCAGCTGCATCAGCGAGTTGCTTGATCCTAGTCGCACCTAAAGCCTCATCACCGGCACCCAATACATTTGAGGCTATGGGACCGGACATTGATTGCGCGAACCCGCCAACACCACCAACGATTGCACCTTTGACAGGATCGGCACCCACCAATGCATTAATACCAGCATTGAATAAAGCACTACCCACGACATTCGCGGCAGTGCCGGACATTCCAATCGCGGTGCCGATTGCTTGACCCACACCCGGAAAGAACATGGGGATCGCCATCGCGATCGTTGCAACCGCGTTGCTCTTGACTTGGTAAGGCGCGTTGTAATAAGTCGGGTCACCTTGTGGCACCAATTTATCACCCATCGCCTTATACAATATCGATGCGTGATTGCCGGTGATATCCGGACGGTTCACCGCAGCTGAATCTTGCGGCGCAGTACCCACGGCACCGGACACTCTGTAAAAATCACGCGTTCTTTCAGAGACCGCATCATAAAGCGCATTGCGATCAATCTCTGACGACGCTGGTCCATATTGGTATTTGATTTCACGCTTGAAATCATCAGGATTAATGCCTACCGCTCTCGCCAGTCCTTCGAGGTCCCCGGTGATCTGAGTGGTACCACCCATCGCTGGAACATTACGTTCAACACCGAATGCAGCGTTACCGCGAGCATATTGAGCGCTGTCCGACGCCGTGTCCCAACCCAGTGCGTTGTCATCGTTTACTGGATCGCCACCACCGATCATGTTAGTTCCGGCGGGTTGAAACGCTTTGTCACTGTCGATCAGCTGGTCTAATATCCCGCGATTCAGAATCGGCATGCCATTCACGTTGCCGTATTGACCGCCGACACCGCGACCGGGCTTGTCGATCGGATCGCCGAGCGGAGTGAATACCGGCCCAAAATAATCACGTACCTGATCGTCTCGTAAGCCTGTCGCGCGAGCGACATCAGCACCAGTCAAACCTTTAGATGCTGCATATTCCGCGATCTTGAATGGGTTATCTTCGTTCTCGTAAAAGAAATTATGTACATCACGACCGGAGATGTCTTTGTTTGCACCGAACTTCAAGTCGCCGGTCATGTCGTACGAGAATCGACGAGCCATATCGGTCGGCGTGAGTTCACCTGACTTTAACTTTTCCGTCCAATACTGGAATCCGCCCGGATCGATGTTTTCGGCTCCGGTACCGAGTCCTGCACGACCATATAATCCGTAAATGGCTGCGGCTTGCTCTTCAGGAGTCTTCGGCACCCCAGCAGCAACGTCAAATGCAGACACGAATTGATCGGGCGATATGCGGCCACTTTCAAGTTCACCAAGCCAATAATCATAACCCGGCTGGTCGATTGATGTCACGCCGGTGCCAATACCTGCTCTGCCCAAAACCCCGTATTGTTGCTGTATCAGACGATCTGCAGCAGTCCTATTCAATCCGGCGGTAATTGGTTGGATAGTCGGTGCGGTGCTTACTGTGGCTAGATTACTCGGTAGAGGACCAGCACTCTGCGTGATAACCGGCCCACCAAGTAAATTAATGGCAGGTGATTGAAGATTTCCACCGACGTCAACAGGCGCTGGGGGACCCATAACATCTACCGGCCCACTATAACTCAGCGTTGGGGGCGTGGTGGCGGTTTGCGCTACTGACAATGGTGAGCTACCAGATGATGCTACTGACAATGGTGAGCTACTAGATGATGCTACTGACAATGGTGCGGCTTGCGTTATCGGAGCAGAAGATGAGGCGTTTCTTGCTGCTTCTATCGCGGCTACTTCACGCATGATTGATTGCGCCTGCGCTAATCGCTGAGCACCGTCGGGTAGGCTGGCGAAGTAAGCTGCCGCTGCCGGATCTATATCTAAGGTAGGCGTCATTTCTAAACCTTTACATTCTAGGGCTTATAATGCCCACCAATGCCTCTGCCCAATTTTCCCAATCGTCGTATTGATACGGATCAGGAATCCCCTCGTTCGTGAATACATCTATAGCTTTAAGTCCCGCTGCCCAGTCTTTCCATTTCGTACTTGCTGTAGGAATAGACAAATTCTGTGCCGCGTATAGTTCGACCATTAGAGATGCCCAAGATTCGAATGTGTGATATCGTGGGTCATAAATAATAGCGACGTCAGTCATTAGTAACCTCTCACATCACCGATATCAGCATTTAGCAAAATGCGACCGGTTTGATATGTACCACCCACCACGTTCGATACAAAGCGGAGTCTCAATTCACGCCGTTGTTCCTTCATGTCGATTTTATTCGTGTTTGCATCAAATACGTATGCGCTAGACACTTGGTCTTGTGACTGAGCGTATGGCCTACCGGTTACATATAATGACATTTCTCCGGTCATAATAAAATCAGGCTCTACCCTTTCCAGTCTTAACCAGTTATTATCTCCGACTAACGATGGCTGGGACGGACCTCCTGATACCAGACCTAGATCGTTGGTCTCAAAATAGCTCTCTATCGCGTATGGGATGTTATTTCGGATCTCATCATTACCAAATTCGTGTTGCCACAGAGATACATAACTCTGGGTGAAATCAACCGTTACTTGAAAATTCGACCCGCCCGGAATCACTGCAGATAAAACGTCTCCAGCGGTATAAGAGAGGCCTCTATCATCAAGTATCACGGCGGTTACAACACCACCAACCACCGTGATGCTTGCGGTCGCACCGGATCCCGTGCCACCGGTTAATGGCAGGTAAGGATATGATCCGTCTGTATATCCCGATCCGGCGTTGCTTAAGGTCAGGGTACCTATAGCCCCCACACCATTTATGGTGGTTCCAGCGTTTATCGGGTATTGAAATACTTGCGAGAAATAACCCGCTGATCTACCAGCACCTGATGCTTGACCAGCATCATACCACTTCTGTTCACGCACATTGTATATGATAGCGTCGTTACATTCAGTCGAAGACCCACGTGGATAGAACCACCAAATCTCTCCGTACCGAGGAACTTTCGTCGCATAAATCTTCTGACGCTGCGAGTAATTTAAGTTATCGAAGAAGTAATTCTGATTAAAATCATTCTCGATCTCTTTGACCACACCATTGTAAAGCAAGAAGCGGTCAACGCCACACCAATAATATATACCGTCATATTCGATGACTGATTGGGAAGAAATAATCGAAGACTGGCTCGATATAATGTCGTATCGCCAATATTGAGCCGGAGTGCCGACGCCGCCAATAAATGACACGCGCACTAAACTGTCCAAGCTCCAAAACAAGCCAGACGGCGCGTTACTACCACCACGCACTGGTAATCCTTTAACGATTTTACCAGTCGCAACGTTGGTTTCATTAGCATCGGCGGACACCCAATCATTAATATTACCCGCTGAGCAGTTTTTAATCAGCCCATCATTACCGTATATAAACACATATGGATGCAGCACTGCTACCCCACCAGACACCGATATGTTGTTGTCGAACGTAGCAGTGATCGTAGCAGAAGCGCTCGCGTTAGCAGACATGGTTACAGTCGTACTGACCACAGACACTACTGTAGTTCCACTCGGGATACCGGTGCCGGATATTGTCTGACCCGCCCCGATCAAGATATTCGCGGCAGCAAGAGTTACTGTATTCAGACCGATCGTGGTGGTAACAGTATCTGTAAACACCCCTATCTTCGATAATGAAGTGCCGGTAATAGGACCCGCTAGAACCGGAGTGTTGAAGGTACTGTCAATGTACTGGAGATTATGACCGGGGTGTGCTAATAAAGTCGCAGCACCACCCGCAATGTCTGTGAACGAATCGAATTGCCATAAATTTAAATTATCAGGCACGAAATCAGACAACGTAAGATCTATAAGTCCTGAACCCACGCCGTTATTATTTACTGACAGCGACTGAACACCATCGCGATACCCGTTGAACACTATTGAGAATGCATTCTGCGGTGTTACGTATATACCCCTCGATAGTCCAGCTAAATCATTTACTATTTCTCGATAACCACCCATCTTCCGTGGTCGATTTCGCTGAAACCGCACCCACCGCCCATCTGAATAAAATTGTTTATCAAAAACCGTACCATCGCGTTGAATTCCAGCGATAGTATCCAATGCGAATACCTTAGCGGTCATGAGAACACGCCTCCGGTAATGCCCTGAGTGAATGTGCCAGTACCAGTAACCTCTATCCCGTTGGCGTCTACATCGACGATCTGATTAGTAAGCACTGTAATCCCGAATCGACCCACTCCCGGCCTAAATACACCAGTATTAGTTTCATTTGCGAAATATAGAGACGGATTGGCTGCTGATCCATTAACTAGCGAGAAACTACTAGCGCCCGACTGCACGGTGTTTGCGTTAAAAAAGTTCGTACCATCGCAAATCAATGTTGAGCTTTGGCCAGCAGGTACAACGGCGTCTGCACCACCCGGAGCACCCGTGGTGATAGTAAGCGAAAAACCATTACTGGTGACGGTGTTATAAATTACGTAGAAGCTCACGACTGGTGGATAAGTGACCACCACGGCACTTGATAAATTACCCACATATTCATGAATGAGGTTCGACGCTTCATTAGCAGTAAGAGTGTAAGCTCCTCCGGTGACCGATTTTACTAATGCAGAAAAATTATAAGTGGTGCTGCGGCCAAATCCAACAGTCACAAAAGCGGTACCAGTACATAATATGAATGCCGAATCTGCTGGCTGGAACGTTTTCGTGGGAAGTCCGTCTATTAATTCACCACCCGTGGTGTTAACCACTAAAGTACCAGTGCCATTGTTCTTAAGTAATGTAAACCAGTTATTCCCTAAAGTCGTGGCAGCAGGCAGAGTAGCAGACCCAGCACCACTCGCATATACTAAAGTAGATGCCCGATCGGTCGCCACAAATGTGTAGCCACTTGATATATTGCTAGTTGGGTGCGATTGATTCAGAGTGGCACCAGAAGCAAGAAGTCCTAGCCCGGCGAGACTTGACGCATCAGGTGAAGATGTACCAACACCGAAAGCAATGATACCCCAAGTACCTGCCTCGGTCGCATTGGCGGTAATGTAGATATAGCGGGTTTGGCCGGCAGTGATAGATGCTATCGTATTACCATCAAAATCTGCTACTGTAAAAGTGTTAGCCCCAGTATTTCGGATGAGTGCATCATTCCCAACCGATGTCTGGTTTGCCGGTGGCATTCGCAATGTTAGCGATCCTACGGTTGCGTTCACATCCATTATGCGAGCCGCGTAGTTCGGCGTCGCGTTGCCGTTGATGGGCCAAGAAAGTGTGGTGTTCGCGGATAAAGTTACAGACCGATAAGCTACATCTGTCGGCTGGATGACCTGACCGGTGAATGGAGAAACGTAGGATGTCATGTATCAAGCACCGTAGCTTGGCGGTCACCAATGCGGGTGACGTCTTCGTTTTTAAGAGACGCTATCACTTGCGTGTACATAGCCTGCCATAGTGCTACCCGCGAGTCATTCTTAAGGAATGGCATTGCTTGTAACAAAGAACCATAAAGCATCGCCTGAGGAGCATATTCCGTAAACCAGTTTGACTGATTTGAAGAATCTAACGGTTGAACTCGCTCGTAATACAATACTTCAAAGTCATAATTGGCGTCCGGCGTTGGACCGACGATCCAGTTTTCAAAGTCATAATCCCCATAGTACAGCGGTGTATCTTGGCTTGAAGGATTATCAGCATATTCACGGATATACTCATACTTCCTCAGAAATACCGGTTGACGCACACCATTCACGGTGATATTCATCGATACCGTTTTGCGCCACCGAGCTGGCTTCGCGATGATGGCGGTTCCTTGAACCATCTGAGCGGTCTGCACCGTTAGATTTCCGAGGAATTTGATGTCTGACGCCAGCGTTTGCTCGGCGAGCATAATGAAAGTAGGAATTTTGTCTACCGTTGCGGTGTCGGTACGCTCCAGATAGCTCTGGATATCGGCCACCAACGAATTGTATGTCATCACCGCTGCAGCTGGCATGATGGTCCTTTCGTATCGAAGCAACGGGGTATCATATTATATCACGCCTTTTGTATATCGGCAATTCAAGGAATCACTGTTTTACACTATCGGCCAGCATCTGCCTTACTTGGTTATACTGTCTGACGCACTGGTCGTAGTCGGCTTGGAGCTTTGCGGCTGAGGCACTGTACCCTGCAAGAAACTCTCCATCTCGGCGAGCCAATTCCGCTCCTGAGGCTGCGACGCAAGCGGGGGTGGTACTGGACACGGTACTTGGGTTACTGGGGCGCTCGGGACGCTCCGGCCTGTTGCGCAGGCTGCTAGAAAGAGAGGCAAAACGGCTATTAATCTTTTGTATTTCACGATCCTTCTCCAGTCGTATATGTTCGGCCTCATTTTGCATAATCTGCTCTTTTTTCCGAGCAAGTTCTATTTCTCGGGCGCGGTCTTCTGCTAATTTTCGCATTTGCTCATCCCACTGCTGCTGGACGAACCCTTGACCGGCATTATAACCTTTATAATACGAGGCTGAAGCCACCGCCACCAAAGCTACGACCATCGCGAGGAGTTTATACGGATTCATTTCGGGGGTACTTTTGTACCGTCGAGCTTCTGATGAATCTTTACGTCCCGACACACCTTAACCACCTTCCCTTTTTTATCCTTCTCTTCGTGACACACTTTCTTGGTTTCAGCAGCGTGGATCTGAAATACTAAAAACAGGCTTAATAGAACGGTCGCAATCATGCGGGAATATAGCAGGATCATGTTATCTCCGGGTGGGGTGGTTGAACAGGGGCGGGTTTACCGTTATAACCGGTGGACACTGGCGCACCCGCAGATACCGGATCTAGGGTAGGTTCATTCCTTGCCCAATCCGGTGCAGTACCCTTGCTGGTCCATGTTTCACGTGAACCGCCTGACGATTTCGGTGCCGGTTGTGGCTTGTCTTCGCGCTCTTCTTTGGTGCTCAGATTAGGCGGCACGAACTGCGGAAGAGCGTCTTTTCCTTTTACCGCCAATAATGTCGCAAGGGATCCTAGGATGTACTTCGACATATCCGACAGGATGAGAAAAAATTGTTTATCGGCAGGAGCCATCCCAGACATCGGTTGAGTGACGAACACGACCGAATACAGGCTAACACCCACCATGATGATAACTGTGCAGCAAAAGGTGATCGCGATGCAGAACTTAATTACCGCATCGTGTTGTTCCTGTGTCAGGGCAAGAAATTGGCTGATTAGCTTTAGCGGGTTCATTCTGCTCTACCTTTGCATCCTCGGGTTTAGTCAGCTGATCGGGGCAAGTTCCGGTGCTGCTGCAATATGGCCTTTTGCATTCTTTCTTCTCCCAGTTCTCTGGATCCTGACACGGGTACCTGAAACGGTCACACCCGTTAAGCCATACGACCACCAGAATCAATAATATTAAGCGCAACCGCATAATGATGTTCCCTATCTTTGAGTCCAATAGTACCACCGTTGATACGTTTTGTCATGGTCATGATATCCGCGTCATCGGCCAGCTTGTTCAGTTTATTAGTCTCCCAAAACCAGCATGCACTTTGAGCAGCCCCTTCAAAGGTCTGGGTATATTCGGCGGCTTCTTCAGGTGTTATCTCCAGTGATGACGCGAACCAGAAGTAATTATCTTTTCCGGTCAGCTGAATCAAACCGCGACCACGGTACCGATACCCATCTCCGGAAGCCTCATCACCATTACCCATGCGGTTGGCGTATACTCGATTTGCGATCTTTTCGGGCGACCGAGCGTAGGCCTTGGCGGTCACTTCATCTTTGAAGTATTTCTCAAATGTTTTCATCAGACCAGAGGCGCTATAATTCAGATTCTCGCTTAGAAATACAAAACCGCCTGATTCGTGGGCGCATTGCGCAATGAATGCGGCGATCCTTTTTGGGGTGTTTATCTCATACTCTTCTAGCAGAGATCTACCATTTAGTTCGGTTTGCGGCCCAAATAACGTGTCGAACCACTGATCACCATATTTACTGTTTGGTATAAATTTCTTGAATGCCTGACGGGTGATCATTGTCCGTACATCCTTTCAATCTGTATTTCTTTGCGCAGTTCCCGCATCTTCTTGACTTCTTGCACCGCCGCTTGTGTCGCGTAATACATGTCGTAGTACATAAAAGCTAACACCGGCATCACAATGAAAAACATCAGCAGTACAGCCAGCACTACCACGATAAGTGACCAAGGTACATCCTCTGGATTGCGCTTTTCGTTGTCAGCCACATTAGGAACCCCGCCCAAACTACTACGAAAATTACTGCTGAAACCCACACCGCTTTTGCCCTGAGTTCCGCTATTCTTCTTTTGCGTCGCCATCTTGCTATCTGAGCTAACCTCAGTTCCTCTGCGTGGGCTACCTCCTGTTCAGCGACTATGCGCTGCCACATCTCTTCAAATTTGCTCCACAGACTACCTAACTCCGGCGGGGCTTTGTACACCATCGTCTCTCGAATTTCTGCCAACATCGCATCTAGCCTTGTCGTAATCAGAATCCGCCTTAACGCTCGTCGCCCGATACTTTCATCACCCTTGTATACCTGTTTGGCTTCTAGCTCTTCTTTCTGCAACGCCTTGTGGATTGCATCATAAGCATCCATCAATGTACCTAACTGATTGCCTATGTCGGTATACACATCTGCCGGATCAGTCTTGGCTATTTCTTGCACACGCTGGACTTCTGCGTGGTACTGCTGTTTCTGCGCTGGGGTTGGGTCTACGATCTTTTGATACTGCGACTTCAGATCGTCCAGCACATCCTTAACTTCACCCGCCGCACCCTTAATCTCTTTGTAAAGCTGACAGCCCTTTTTTACAGCGGCAACAGCCGCATTTGCTGCGGCTAAAAGGGTAAGCGGGTCAATTTTTTACTCCGACGCATGCTCACTGGCTGGAGCCAAAGTTCCATCTTCTTGCAATACCCAGCCTATTTGCGTATCGGCATCGCAAGGGACAGAGCCTGCTAAAACATCAGGGTGAAAACAATCTTCAATAGCGAAGCCACCAACTGGACGAAGAATCTCGATTACTATGTTGTCTTTGATTCGCGCTCTCATGATTACCACTCCACAATAACTAGACCTGCACCGCCGTTAGATGTTGCTCCACCACCACCACCGGGAAATCCGCCTACGCCTCCATTAGCGGTAGCATGATAGCCACCACCTCCGCCGTTGATGCCCGGTTGTTGGTACGCACCCCCACCGCCCACACCAATTAAATCAATACTAAAGAACCCATCGAGTCCGCTAGTGGAAAGATTAAATGGAACGCCACCGCTTGTAGTAATGGTGTAACCACTCCCACCACGACCGATCAATCCGCTTCCACCGTTTGCAGCCGAAGAATTACCAGCGCCGCCTCCAGACGCACCCGGACTACCAGAAACAGTAGTGGATGCACCATTGCCACCATTACCAAAAATATTTCCAACGCCCCCACCACCGTGCGAACTGCTCCCAGTGCCGCCTGAAGTATTTGTATCACCGCCTGAACCAGACCCACCGGTACTATTATTAGTACCTCCAGTAGCGCTGACATACGAGCCAAATGAAGATGTGCCGCCAGTAGATGAAGATGATGTACCACCTGCGCCGACCGTGACCGATACTGACGTTACCCCAGAGAGATCATAAATGGTTCTTATGGCAAATCCTCCGCCACCACCAGCATATGCACCGCCACCCCACATACGCGCACGAACCTTACCTATACCAGTCGGCACTGCCCATGTTCCCGACGAAGGAAATACTTGCACGTTACCAGTGCCAAATACCCCAGTGACTGGGTTATTAATTTGACCTATTTGCGGAATTGACATTATTGTGCTCCTTGCAAATTAATTGCTCGACCGTTGATGGTTCCACGTTGCGCCCAATACGAATTGCTCTGGTAATCAAACGCATAACCAGTGGAAACACTTGGATAAGTAGACGGTAAAGCAATACCGCCGTTGGTATAAATCAGACCCGAACTACCTGCCGCTGCTGTAGTTGCGCCGATACCGAGGAAGTAGTAACCGTTCGTTGGTGTATAAAATCCTGTGTTCGTCAGCGTTGTCGTGTTCTGAGTGTAAGTGGCTTGATTTATAGTAATGAATGCAGGTTTACTTGAGTTGAATGCTGCAAAGTATAGCGATCCATTTAACGCGTTGTAAAAGTTATTGTATAAGTAGTTGCTCGGAGAAAAACCACTTATGTCACTCTGCGATGAAAGCGCAATTGCTGATGAATTAATAGAAGTAAATCTACTTACATTAAAAAGTCCTGTGTTGTTATTAAGAACAATCATATAAGCTGAGTTATTTTCAGCACCAACACAAACTTGAATTAAAGTGCTACTAAACCCATTCGCTACACCAGTGCTAATAATAGTTCCGTTATTAGAAATGGAAATTAACCGACCGTTAGAATTCGCAGTATTTCGGTTACTCATAATAAAACCACCATCATATGCCGCCATATTAAACGACTCATTTGGTGAATTATTTATGCTTTGTCGCGCAAGTACTTCAGTTGCGCTGGCAGACATTATGGCATAACTAATATTGTTTGAAAAACTATTTACTCCAATCGCATAATTCCCATTTGACAGCCCCACAATACCATTGTCATATCCATTGCTAGAACTCGTCAAAGTAAGCTGCCCCAAATAGGCATTAGAGGAACTATATGATTGCCCATACACTTGCTGGTTACTGTTATTCCCAACAATACCAAAACCGCCGTTAACACCCGCAGCAATACTCATATAGTTTTGAGCGCTATTTAAAGTTCCAGATAGAGCAGTTTCAGAAGCAGTAACAGTCCCAGCGCTGTCAAAACGCTGGAAATAGGAAAGACTAGTACTTGTATAACAAACCACAAAACCACCATCAGTCATAGCACTTATTCCAAGTGCAAGGTTTTGAACACCAGCACTCGTTTGGGTAGAAATTGTAGTGGCGGCTTTTACGGATGCTCCTGCATTAGTAAATACTGCTATCTTTAAATCGTTAGCTACTGAATCTCTAAAAACCAATGCTATATTTCCGTTGTTCAATACACAGGACTTAAGAGTGCTCGCATTGTTCGCAGAGACGTTCGTAAACGCTTGAAATATCGTATTTTGAGTGCGCGTGGTTCCTGTATAAGTCGCAGAGGCCGAATAAGGCCCAGACATGACTGACGTTGGTGTAAATCCGGTTTGCACTGCACCGTTTACCCTAGTTCCGGCGATATAAGTACTAACCAGTCCAACGCCAATCGTCGAACCAAGATTTCCTACTTGGTTATTGCCATAGGCATACACATAATCATTCGGGTTAAACCCAACATTCGTTGCCAACTGCGCCGTGACCAGTTGGTTAGGTGATGCATAACCAGTAGTTGGGGCGATTAAAGAAAGTGCTCGGCTCATGTCTTTACTCCTCGTAACCGTAGACGTTGAAGTTTACGTTGGTCGTACTTGCATAGCCGACCACTAGTTTATTGGCGCTTGCCACTATACCGCCTCGCTCCAACACTCCATTCGGTGGGATGATGGCGTCGTACTCTAAATACTCTCCAGCGGCAGGTGTGCTGGTTGCACAAACCCCTAGTCGTACCGTTACTGGCGAACCGTTGGTATTGCAGATAGATACGTTGAACGTCGCCGTTTTTGCAGAAGGCACGGTGTACAGCGTCGTGTTCGTAACGGCACTTGGTGAAGATTGCCCTAATGTTCCAGTAGCCATGATTGCTCCTTAAAATTGTCCCATGAAATAAACTTTGGCTGAAGAAACGCTACCACCAGATGGAGTTGATGAAACCCATGTTGTGCCATTTGAAGTGAGTATGTTTCCATTTGCTCCCGGCGCTACAAAATTAACTGCGGAAGTGCCATTGCCTATAATCACATTGTTCGCGGTTAGTGAAGCAACACCAGTACCACCATTTGCTACACCCACAGTGCCAGTTAAACTAATGTCTGGTGTTGCACCGCCAGAAGACGCCAACGGAGATGAAGCCGTAACAGAAGTTACTGTGCCTGCATTAGTTGCTGCAATTGTGATTGAACCCGAACCATTCGTAATCGAAATTCCAGACCCCGCAGTCAGCGTAGACTTGGTGAGTGTGCTGCCGGTGGAATTACCAATCATCAATTGGCCATCGGTATAGGTCGTTTGACCAGTACCGCCATTTGCTACTGCAAGTGTGCCAGCTAAGGTAATAGTTCCAGAGGTAGTGACAGGACCTCCAGAGGTCGTAAGCCCTGTCGTTCCACCACTAACATCAACTGAGGTAACAGAGCCAGATGCCCCTGCTTTCGATGCGATAAGCTGAACAGAGCCGCCGCTGTCTTTGTAATACAGCTTGCCATCATTAATATTGATAGCCAATTCGCCATTAGCCAGATTACCTGCCGTTGGCGCGGCAGCAGCGGTGGTGCTGTAGTACAGCGAAATTGGTGTATAGCCTGCCTGTGCCATTAGAAAGTACCTCCAAAGATGCCGCTAGTGGCGGTCACAGTTGTGAATGTTCCTGTAGAAGCTATTGTGCCGCCGATTATCGTTCCATCAATTGTGCCACCAGTAATTGCTACATTGTTGGCATTTTGGGTAGCCATGCTGCCTAAACCGGTTATATCAGTACTTGGAATAGTCGTCGAGGCGGTCATGGCGCTCGTGCCATTGCCCTTGACATACCCAGTCAAAGTGGTGGCTCCAGTACCGCCGTTGGCCACCGGCAGCGCCGTTCCAGACAAACTTACCGCCAAGGTGCCACTAGTCGTAATTGGGTTACCACTGACCGATAAGAATGACGGAACCGTCATATCCACTGAGGTCACAGTGCCACCAAATGACGGCGTGGCATCAATCTGAATACCACCGGCAGTATTGGTAATCGTGACGTTCGTTCCCGCCGTCAAAGTGCCAAGGGAAAACCCTGTTCCATTACCAATCGGCAACTGACCATTTGTTGGCGTTGCAGTCAACCCAGTACCACCGTACCCAACCCCTATGGTGCTTCCATTCCACGTTCCTGCGGTCAGCGTACCCACACCAGTAATACCCGTGTAGGAACCCGTCATACGGCCTGTAGGCAGCGTTCCTGAGGTGATGTTGGATGCGTTAGTCGTATCGGTCGTCGCGGATGCTGCAAGCCCAGAAACCTGCCCAGAACTGATTGCAATTGACGTATTCGATGCAGAGGTTACTTGCCCTTGAGCGTTAATGCCTAAGGTCAGCGTCTGCGATGCCGATCCATACGTTGCCGCAGTGACGCCAGTATTGGCAATATTAAAAGTGTAAGTAGGCGACTCGGAAAGTCCAGTGCCGGGCGAGTAAGTGATTGGTGCGTTGAACTGAACAAATGTCAGTGCAGTAGTGCCTACAACAATCGGCAATGGTGTCTGTTGTACCCAAGCGGTTGATGCAAGAGTGCCAGAGATCACCAAGAAATAATCGCCTTGGTCAATCTTATTTACGCCTGCGCCTGCGGTGTCAAAATCAGTCGCACGAGTGAGAATAAACGGGTTGGAACCATCACCAGCTTGCGTCACTACATACACACCGTTGTACGCAACGTTGCCAGCAGTCTCGTTCTTCACAAGTACGCGCTGGCCAGCGGTGGGTGACCCACCACCTAAAGACAATGCGCCGTTAGCATTCGCCGTAATTGTCGCGCCTACGCCGCCTGTACCATTGTTGTAGGTGTAAGCAGGCAACGCAGCAGTCGAAGCAAAATTAACTGCCTGATGATAATTTAGACCAGCCGCAATGGAATCTGCGTAGTCTTTGTTAACAATGTCCGTTGGGTTGGATGGCGTTGTCGATATTGTTCCCGATGTCATTGACACCGAAGTGAACGCACCCGTAGAAGGCGTCAAAGCACCAATAGCCGAGCCATTTATTGAAGAACCTGTTACTGCTACGCCAGCTACAGTCCCCCCAGTAATGGCTGCAGAATTTGCATTTTGAGTGGACAGTGTACCAAGCCCGGATATATCGGTGTTTGGAATCGTGGCACTCGCAGTCATTGCGGAGGTGCCGTTACCTTTTATATACCCAGTAAGACTGTTTGTACCAGTGCCGCCTGCCAACACATTTAGAATACCACCTAACACTACCGCACCACCCGTTGGTGATGATGGAGTGAAACCTGTAGACCCCGCACTAAATGTCTGTACCGCTCCTGCGAGTGAGAATTGATTCCAACCACCTAATGCATAACCCTCAAATTGGGCAAGATCGGTATTGTATCGTATTTGTCCATCACCACCAACCCCTCGTTGGGCTGTGGTACCAACTGGAACGGTGACTGCGGATGTACCCGGCAATATTGGGTTGGTGGCCAAAGCGACCGTGGGATTTCCGGAACCATTCCCGTTAGTAATTGATATTTGGTTAGTAGTGCCAACAATATTTATGCCAGTTACCGTCGTACCGCCAATTACGGCCAGAATACCCGTGCCACCCAAGTTAGCCAGCGACCCCACGGCGCCCGATAATGCGAGGGTCGGATTGCCGCCCGTTCCATCAGCATTTGAAATACTTAGCCCCGCTCCGGATACAGCAATCGATCTGGCTGCAACGGTGCTGCTGCTATTCTTTACTATGATACCACCTGCCGCATTGTTTAGACTGGCTGCAGTACCATCGAGGTCTATCCTGTAAAAGGAAAGAGGACCACCACTGGTCAGAGTAAGCCCTGAACCAGCCGAAAGATACTCAGAATTAGGCAGTGAAATTTCTTGGTTCTTTGTTAAGAATGTCTGTGTCTGGTTCGGAGATGCGGCAATTGCCCCAGTGGTCGTCTGGACCGTTTGACCATTTTGAACAATAGGTACGAGTTCCGTTCCGGTGATCGCACCGGCGGCTGGTAACTGCGTAATAGTTACTTGTGCGGACATTTAATTACCCGATTCATTAGGTGGACTTGGTGCGATAGTATCTAAATTTCCGCTCTCTTCAGGCACTTGCGTGTTCTGTTCAGTGGAAATATACACAGTACCATATCCGGTGGTGATTAAATAGTCGTCATTGGTCGCAACACTCACATCTGGTCGTGGAAACCGCAGAGCGATCTTTTCAGTCTTTCTAGCTGGTAATCGATAAGGGTCAAACTGGTCTTTGCAGCCCTGATCACACACTCGAAGACCCGGAAAATTAGGGTCTGATTCTAACACCGCTAATGGACGCTTCATCTTGCAACGGTCGCACACTCCAATCGCGATTGTCGAATACCCCGAAGTGTCAATGAATCGTGGCATGACTACCTCGTATATACCGCGATATTTGGAGCAAAGTATATTGGCGATTTGTCGCGTTCTTCTTGTTCAGCTTGATATAGATATTCGTCAGCCTGACCCTTAAGCATCAATATCCGATCCATAGGGACTTGCGGTAATTCAAGACTCATTTGATGCGCGAGCATTGACTGAATAGCTAAAAACCATCTTTGAGGTATCTCAAGATCACCAGATAGTGCGCCCACGTCCTGAATTTGTCTCGAATACCAAGCGACTATCTGCACGAATGCAGTAGAAGGCACCGGCCATAGGTTTAGAGATGGTCGTGGAATGGTTCTTTCAAAATAAAATTGATATGGCTGGTTAGCTATGAAATTCTTGTTGGGTAACGAAGTATAGTCATCACGATTCAACCGAGCCATCGGAACTTCACGAGACATATTTCCGACATAGAATTCGCGCACATTCAGAGTGTTCCCACCAGTCTCACGCATTCTGTAATAGGTTACCGACGCACCGGGTTCTATTTCATACCAGAGCCATGTGTTGTTAACCCACGTCGTAACCCCGCAGTCCTCAAGCAAGCTCCACGTGGAACCATCTTCGGACGTTTCTAAAAGTATATGAAAGCTGCCCGATACCCCCGGTAATATTCCGATAGACCCTGAATATATTGGGTTTGTGGCCCCGAAATTTACCGCGATATTCCCGTTGGGTGATGACTGTATACATGCAGTATCAGTGTTACCATCGAAAGCATTCGCAGCCACGCCGGAAGACGCCGAATACGCGCCGGTGGGTCGGTTCATGGTCCGGTAAAGGACATTCAGCGCGTCGATCGAGCCTTCAGGAAGGTAATATCTTGCTTGTTCGGGTTTGGTGCCAAATATCTCGGTGCCAATCGCCCAGTATTGGATACCCCGATTAGCGAGGTTAGACAGCAAGAAGAATAACGATTCTTTTGCCGATAATACTTGCTCTGATGTTAGTTCTTCGGCGAGTTTACCACACCGACGAGCGCCATGGTCGATGAGTGTTTGTACCGATATTTGAGTGGCTCCGACAGTGCCTGAAGTATTCATCAATTACCATCCCGGACAATTCCAACGCTTCATCGACGCTCTTGCACGAGAACCCTCATCCGACTTTTTAGCCACCGGACCCATACGAGCACAAAACGAATCCCGTCTTGGACCACCCTGAGGCTGCGGAGCTTTGAGGTTAGATCCCGTCTCGCGATTATACTTTGCTCTACCCTTTTCCGTCAACCCTGCGCCGCGCTCGACGGGCATTTTCTCGCCTCGACCGATGGCAAGCGATACGTTCCCGCCTTTGGCCATCTTCGCGGTCTTCGCGGACTCTTTGAATGCCTTCTCGGTGGGTGCTCCGGCGGTACCGGGTTTGCGCATCTTCTCGCCCGATCCTTTGGCGATCCGCTCACGCTTAGCATTAATATTCTCGTATAACCCACCCGAAGCCATCTTGTCCGGCAGCTTGCTATATGATTTTTTGCCGACATTGCTAGACGTGTATTCAGCCGCGACGTCCTGCGAAATACCAGTGCGCTTTGCCAGTTTAGGATTATGCTCCACCGCCTTCATAAAGCGGAATTGGGCTTTAGAGGTCGCTGGCATTTAGGCCACCTGAATCATCGCTGCAATGACTGAAGGGATCGCGGGGAAAGCTGGCGTAACACTAACTGGTAAATGCTCTAATGTTACCGTGGTCGATGTAGGTACCCAGTATATCTCAACGTAATCGTTTGCATTAAGATCGAGCAAGAACGTCAACGCCACTACACCATAACCGAAAATTGATGCACTTTTTCTAGCGGGTATCGTATATTGGGTCGCAGAATTAGCAAGGTCTGCACCATTAATTCTTAGCCACACCGTCGCATCTTGCTGCGCATTGTCCACATTTTTGTACTGCGCACTAAATTGCAGATTGTACTTTCCATCTGCAGGAACGGTTATACGACTACCACTTGCTAGAGTCACGCCATCCGACACATCAACTGTGTTGAAGGTAATCGCGACACCAGCGGAAACATTTCCCGTCTGGTCGGTCGAATCGCTGAAAGCGCCATATGCAGCATCATATGCGCGGATAAAATCTAATGTGGCTTTAACGTTAGCGCCGCCTTGGACCATCGGAATTAGTTCGGCACCAGTCAGTGTGGTGGCAGACGGCATTGCGGATATCTTCTGATCAGCCATTATGAGGCCTCCAACACTATTTTATCATCGTTTTCTTGTAACACATACCCGGGCGATGTTTCATCCAGAATGTAGAATGTAGTTTCGGGTGTTGCGCCATAAACATCCACGACACCATCGTCACCAACGTCTAATCCGAAATCAGTGCCACCTATGACATTCTGCGCACCAATACCAAGAGCAAACCCGTCTGAAGTGTTTGCTTGATTGGCAACGCCTGAATATCCGACTTTCCCCATCAGATACCAGCCTGAACGAGCTTCAGAGTCGCGGTACCTGACCCACTGTTCACCAAGACTTTAATACCGGTCACTGGAAACGCATAGTTGCCGTCGGCATTAGCGACCTCGCCAGCCACCGTCGGGTGCGAAAACCAAGTAGAGAATCCCACCGCCGGATCATCAAAGGTATGCTGTACTGTGTAATCGACAGTTCCATCTGCTATAACGCCAAATCCGACGTTAAACGGGGTGACGTTGGTATTCATCACCAATGCACTGCTACTACCAACACCAGTTTTAGATACGGTCTGAACTTTCATTTCAAAGCCCCATAAAAAACGGGAGGCCGAAGCCCCCCGCCGTGCTTAACAAGCCATACCACCGCGTACTTTACCGCCCTTACGGAATGTTCCGGCCAAACGGTCTATACTCACTGGAGCAGACTTCTTGCGTTCGGGCATTGCCACGGGAGCACCCGTCTTAACTTCTCCCCCCGTGGCGTAGGCTTTTTTTGCTGCACCACCATGCTTGTAACCGCCTTGACCGTTTACCACGCCGCCAGTCTTGTAGCCGCCCTGACCTTTTACTACGCCGCCCGTCTTTAGACCTTTATGACCTTTCGAAGCTGGCATATCTGCATGCTTGCTAAGCTTCTTCTCGACGTTTGAAATAGCTTTCTTTTCCTTAGCATGCATTAATGGCGACTCCATCTCGCCACCGTCTTTCATGCGACCCGGTGTCAGGCCCGAAATCTTACGAGCGACAGCCGGAGGCATTGAACGCGGCATGCCGCCACTAGCCATTTTCTTCGGATTAGCTACGGTGCCGCCATTTTTAAGCTTCAGAATCACGGAAGGTTCCGTGGTCATCATCTTTACCATCGGTTTAAACTCAGCCATTTTAAGTCTCCTTAAACTTTTTGAGCATAGACGACGGTTAGACGAACGATCGCCTGAGTCGTAGAAATAGTACCATCCGGGTCTAGCGTAATTACTACTGACTGGTTGGTACTGATGTCTGCCATTGCAGCAAGCTGCGCAGCAGTGAAGGTTAGAGCAATCCGACCGCCAGCGATAACGTCTGTCGAGGACACATACTGTGTACCTGCAGCAGCAGTTCCGATGGTCATTGCAATTGCGGTTGCTGTACCGCCACCCACTACCTCATTCTGGACCACATCGACGTAAAAATCGATAATCTGGGCCGAGGCTGGAAGGGTGAGAGTGGCGCTAGTAGCAGTACCCGCAGCTGCAGTGGTGACTGTAGTGGTTTGGCTTACAACTACAAAACCACCGTCCGTCGTGTCAGTCAGCGTACCCGAACCGGTTCTAAGAGTAGAACCAATATAGGTTTGAGCCATTTTTATCTCCGAAAATAACGGGGGGACTAGCCCCCCATGAGATTACACACCCGGGGTGCCGTACATTGCTCGCCAATCGGTAAAGCCAACGTCGTAACGCTCAGTCGCCTTGTAGCGCATTGAGTCAGTTTCGAAGTCACCTTCCATGGTCTTCTCCAGACGACGACGCATCAAGAGCTTCATACCCTCTGGTGCATCAGTCTGAACCCACCATGCGGTAGCCGAAGTCAAACGAGACATGACAGTCGCGCCTTCGTCCAGCAGACCGATCGATTTGATCGGGTTGACGTCGTTGTTTGCGGTGCCTGCACGTAGAACCGACTTCAGCAGCACTTCGGCTTGGAACACGTTGCCCGGAGCCACGACCAACTGCTTCGGAACTAGACGGATTTTTTTGCCGTTGTTGTCTACTGCTTGACGGATCTGGATCAGCATCTGTTCGAGCGAAGTCTGCGACAAGTTAGCCGCAGTGCTTAACAGGTTAGATGCAGTACCATTTACGATCGGATGCGAAGCCGAGTTCAGCTGCACACCATCGCCGCCCGGATACGACGCGTTAAACGCGTAGTTCAGAACGTTTGCCGATAGCGTCTCTTTGGTTTCGACCAGCGACTGCGCCAAGTGTTTGGCGTAGGTCTGACCAATACGGATGTGATCGCCATCTTCGACCAGCACTTTGGTCAACGCGAAGGCCAAGCCATACACGTTGTACACATAGCGCTTGAGGAAGAGTACACCACCCTGCTGATACGTTACCGGAGTACCGTCAGGCAGTTGAGGTGCAGCGCCAAATCCGTACAGGACTGGCTCTTCATGGTAGTTACGTGGGATACCGGTCTGCTCGCGGAAAACACGCGACCATTCGTCGGCACGTTGATCGTAGACACCATCGAATGCTTCGTTTAGAATAGGTTCGACGATGCTACGAAAGTCTGTACTTCTCATCGGGGCTGCCATAGTTCAGACCCTCCTTAAATGCCAGTGTACGCTGCCGTGACCTGCGACTTGCTGATCTGGGCGCGAACGATTACATAGGAATCACCCCAAGCGTTGTCAGGGTACGGAGCAATGTTTAGGATCTGCATTTGACCCTGCACACCCGATGCCTTCAAAGTCGAAGACAGAGTGGCCTGTGAGAGACCGGTGGTCGTCGAACCCGCAGTGGTGTTCGACAAATCGGCTTCTGCACCAATCGATGACTGGGCTACAGTACCATCGGTCTGAATCTCGTAAACGATATTCGGATCTTGGTAGAAGTAGGTATTGCAAGAACCGGTTACATATGCGGTATTTGCAGGCCAGTAGTTAGAAACACGACGACGGCCAGTGGTGTCAGTCCACTCGACGCCAGAGAAAGCACCAACGAATGCGTCACCAGCCGATGCGGGTAGAATTACACCAGCAGTGTCTAGCTTCACAGGTTGGCCTTTGAGAATCGACGAGCCATAGCCCGACGTAATACCGTCCACGATCATTGTCGCACGATCCAAACCACTCGGATGGAAGGCAGGGCGCAGACCGAACGGAGCAGAGGTAGCACTCATATTAACTCCTAATCAGTAATACCCGTCACTCAAAGTGAGGTACGGGCGCACGGTTGTCAATGCTATTCATGCCATCACCCTCGACACTGCCAAGACGCCGACCATTGTTGTCACGTACCGATTGCAGCTGCTCAACCGAAACGCGGATTTTATCCGCTTCCTCTTGAGGCGCGTAATGGTGGACTTCTGCCATAAGCTGCTGATAAATCTCCATCGGCATCTTATACAGCACCATCTCGTTACATGACACGAATCCGGCATGCTCACCTGATTTTACCTTGTACGTCTCAAAGCCGGGTAGCTCTTCGGCTTTTACTGGTTCGTATCCAAGGCGGATGCGCTTGTGGATCGGGTCGTAAGAATTAGTAGTGGAAAGCCAGCACAAATGATAGCCCGGTATTTCCGGTGGAGTGGGCAGCGCCTCTTGGATCCACTCATTGCGGAACATCTTACGACGTTCTTCGCTGCTTGCGAGTTCAGCGTCGGCACCTGTCGTTCTATCGTCTTGCATTGCGCGAGACTCTCGGCCACCGGCGTTTAGATTCTTTTTCAGTCGTTCATCTCTCATGTTCATCCCCTTTGACTACGGTCATATTCAACATACTTTTTGATCATCTTCTGACGCTCTGCGGGGTCATCCCACATACCAGCTTCTTTGATGGCCCGGACTCTCTCAGGTGAAAGTCTAATCTCATTGGCCTTCGAACTACTTGAAGCTTCGCGTCCAGAACTGGTCTGTATGCTGCGAGGTGTACGATTGTTCGACGAACGATCTGACTGACCACGATTATACCTGTGTGGTAAATACTTTGTCAAGCGTTCGTCGAGTTCCTCCCAGTAGTCATCGGTAGTCGGATCCCACCCTTCGGACGACAAAATCTCGTCGATCTTGACGGCGACGGCAGAATCGGCATCCTTCCCCTCGGGGTCGTACCAACTATTTCGCTCCATCCAAGCGGCGGCTTTGCGTTGCATCCGGACGTCCGGCGCTTTAGGCACCCCTTGCTGGTCCTGAGCGGTCGCCGCCCGACGCTTGATCTGCTCCAGTGCTTCGACCTGCCTCCGAGCTTCGTACCAGTCCTCTTGAGCTTGGACCAGCCGGGCACCATCTCGGGCGTCCGAAGCCTCGGCGATCTTAATCTTGGCGAATTTGAGCTTTAGATGCGCGTCCTCGATGGCCTTTTCCATCCGAGCGAGGTCTGCACCCGCCGACTTTTTCTCCAGAGCCGCCAACCGCTCGGCCATAGCTTCATTTTGCCGCTTCAGCGAATCGATGAGGTGGTTAGACTCGCGAGCCTTCTCACGTTGAATCTGCTTTTTGAGCTTCCTCTCCTCTCGCCGCGCAACCCGAATCGCTTCTCGCTCCTCTTCAGTACGCCCCGAAGCCTGTGCTTCAGCCTCATCAGCCTCCGCATGAGCAGCGTCGTCGTTATCTTCCGACCTCTCATTTGAGGCCTCCTTGTCATCGATGATTACCTCGGGGTCACCCTCGATTTTGACCACCGCAGACCCATCCGGATCCTCGGCTACCTGCATCTCTAACTTATCAGTCGCGTTCATGTGAATCCTCTCATAGAAACGCTTTAACCTTCAACGGGTCACCAGTGACTTTAGCAATCACCTCGTGGTCGTTGAAGATACTAAATAGTGCCACCTCGTCATCATTCATTGGCACCTCCCATCGATCGCCGCCCCATTTGGGCATCCGAACGAAATCCCCGACATCGACCCAATTACCCTCGGGCCAAGGTTCGAGCGTATCGCGTTTCTTGAAAGCCAGTGGTCCCACCGCGATGACCTTCGCCACCTGATTGTTCCACTTTTCGGTTTCTTTAGTTTCCTCCACCAATACGATTCCGGATTTGGTCGTCGTACGCGGAGTCTGTCTCCACTGAACCAAAATGCGGCCACCTACTGGTAATGCACCGGGATCTACCTCAGGAAATGCTTCCTTTAACGCTGCTTCATGCGAAGCTACCGGTTCTTCAATCATCATTATCCTTTTCTTCCAAAAGGTCATTTATAATATCCAAAGCCATCTGTAGACCTTGGCGCTGTCCTACCAAATTACGGTAGGAATCATAAGAGGACGCTACTCCGTCCCCCAATGAATTCGTGATCTCATTCCGTCGCTTTTCGATCAAAGCGATCAGCTGGCCGACTTCGACCATAAATCAGTAATTAATAGGGCGCGATGGCGCCGGACCCGGAATGCCACCCGCTGGCACTTTGGTGCCGGTAGATGGAACATCCTGAGCCAGTCGTTTGTGCTGCGGCACTGCTGCCGACTGCTGGGCTTGATCGGTATTAGCCATTTAAACCTCCTAGGGTGGATTGTGCCTCTTTCAAGGCGGTGATAGCAGTTTTTTCCTGCTCATGCTTTAAAACATCTGCGTCATGCGAAAGCTCCGCAGTCTTGATGCGCTCATCGGTCAGATTATCTGCCGCATCCATCGCGACACGAATCTGCTGATCCTTGACACGCAACAATGCATCGGTATCTGCTTTCTCTTCCATTATCTGCAGTTCTTTTGCATCACGCATAGTCTTGCGTTGAGTCTCAGCCAGTGATGTCTCTTTGTAGACCTGTGACGCAGGGTCAAGCGGTGGTTGTGGTGCGTACGTTGCCGCGATTTGAGCCATCTGCTGCAATACCGGCATCAGCCTTGCGAATGCTTGCTGTGCATCCATGTTCACCAACTGCGAACCGAGACCAAATAACTTATCCACTTGATCGGTGATTTCCGGCATATCATAATCTTTAACCGGCGATCCTAGTGCTCCTTCCACATACTGACGCATACGATTAGAGTACCAAAGCACCAAATGCTGCTTTATGTGTTCCATCGCGCTGGGTGTGAACGATGGTGCAATCAATGGATTCGACCCGTAGATCGGGTTCATTGCATAATCGAGGTGTGTCTGCAGATGCGCGAGGTGATTTTGATGCGGGTACGCAAACGCTCGACGGCCAAGTGACATTGCGACATTTTCTTCAGCGGCATTTAGCTCTTCCGGCTCCGGCAAGTTCGGCATCAATTCTTTGATATTTGGAACTTTCAACTGCTTCAGTGACCGCGTGACGATCGCCGTCGGGTCCATCACACCCGGATACGCTTTGTCCAGCTGGATGATCGCCATATTCTGCGCCATCCGTTGAGTTTCCGAGAATATGTGCGGATCCGACACCGGAATCACGTCGGTATTGCGTACGAAATCCTCGCGGCGAATAGGTAATTCGGCCACCAAATCGCCCTTGCGCATATCCTCCAGATACCAGCGATTGATGCGTCCAAGTACTTTCAGTAGCCTCGATTGCGATGCATGCAGACGTGCGTGAATCGATGAGAATACGTGTGCACCCTGTTCAATCAACGCTTGCGTAGTGCCAACTGGCGCATTTGAGTTCACATCCGCGATCTTCTCTTCCGACGTCGTTACAACGCCCTTCGCGGCATCGGTGAGCCACCCGAGTAACTGGAAAAGTATCGGCGATGGCGGGTTAAACGGCATCGGCATCGCAATCTTGCGAATATCATCGACACCCGGCGCACCCTCGATTTCGGTCACTTGGGTGACTTCGACCTGCTGCGACTGACCAGAGATTCGTGCGCCTTTAAGCTTAAGCATGGTTGCGGCGTTCGAAATATGCGCCGAATCCATCAATGCACGTAGCGAACCGGTTAACGCTGCCGATAACCCGCCGATCAAATGCGGCAGACCGATCGCGAGTGCTCCACGCCACGGGATGAATTTGAATTCGACGATCCAGTCCAGCTTGGTCATCGTCTCGTCTTCTTCTTCCCAGTTCCGATATAAGCCCACCACCGTGCGATCGACCTCATCGATCATCATGATGTATGGCGCGGATTCGCCTTTCGAATATTTGTCGTCCTCTTCTTCTAGGTGTACATATACATGGTAGACCGTACGCACCCCGTCGATATTCTCATCGGCATTCTTGCCCTCGATCTTGCGGTTCGCTTTTTCCGGAGGCGTCGGATCAGGGTCCTCGGTAGCACGAATTACCGACACATCGCGATAAAGGCCCGACGACACGCGACGCTCGAATTCTTGCTGTGTGATGTGATGCGCTTCAGCCGCCCGTTGCGCGGTATAAAAATTTGCCGCCGAGAATGGTATGATCATGTTGTCGATCGGAATGAATTCGGCACAAGGGCGCTTCTTCTGATCGTCATACCACAGCTTCATGTATTGCGAGCCACCGAGCGGCAACTGAGTGAGCATCTGCTCCATCTCGTCGCGGAATTCCTCGATCTGCTCGGTCAACTGCCAATTCATGTAATCGCGTTTACGTTCGGCGACTTCAGTCTTATCTTCAGTGGCCTCGCCCATCACCTGCGTCCGCACCGGACCATCTGGTGGAAACAGTTCTTTAATGGCGCGAGACATGAAATCGATACACGCTTCGGCCATCACTGGGTGCACGACCTTGCTCGCGCCTTGGAAATTCGCACCACCCGGCGCGTCGTTACCTAGACCAGTGCGTCGAATGCCTTCCTCGTACTGCTCGTCGCGCTTCTTACGTGCCTCTTTGTCCTTCTCGATCAGATTCAGGTATTTCAATGCCATGCCGGATAACTTGCTCTCCGACATCTTCTCGGCCATATTCGAATAAAAGTCTTCATTCTCGTCTGGACCGCCTAGCTCCATCTTGACGATAGCCGAACCGTCGGGTAGTTCCTCGACCTCGGACTCTTCCATATCGAATTCGACGAGCATGCCCTCTTCGTCTTCGGGACCTGCAGCCATCTCCGGTGGCAAAGCGGGTAGTAACTCGTCCATAATCGTCCTTATCGTGTGTATTATTTGTCTACTTTGGCGTCTAGACGATCAAAGATTTTATTCAGCATATCTTTGATGTCGCGCATATCTTCGCGATAATCGTCGCGATTCACATATTGGTGCGGCATCGAACGTACATCATTATCTAGCTTTTCCAGCGAGCGGTGGATGTTGTTTAGAATCCATCCTCCGAATGCACTGGCGATCGCCACCGCTATGTTAAAAAACACTTGCATATCCATTATTATCGTCCGAAATAAATAGCTCGCAATGAATCTACCGAGCCGCCCTCTGCAAACTCGGGCGGTGTGTAATTTTTAATAGTGTCCACCAATGATCGTTCTTTGCCGCTCAGTATTGATTCATAAATAGTGCCTAAATTTTTGACATACTCCGCCATATAGGGTTCGCTAAGATTATCATAATCCATACCATGCTCTTTAGCTATCTGTCGAAGTTCCGAACTCCGCATTAATTTTCCACCCACATCATACAGATCAGTATGTCCGATATCTCCGATTTCTGGGTGCCACTCGCCACGGCGTATGAAATCAGCGATGTAGGGCTGGTAATCTTCAACCGGACGCGCGTTCTGCTTACCCTTGATCTGAGTTATTTTAGCAGGCCCATCGCTTATCTTTTTCACGAATCCAAGTGCATACTGTTTAACTGGGCCTTCGGCGTTTTCTGCTAACCATTTGTAATAATCTTCTATTTTTGCTTCACTACCTACTTCTCTGTACATTCTGTCTTCAAGAGGCGTGTTTGTTCCGACAAGTTCGTCGAGTATGTCATAATCATACTTAGTGGGAACGTTCGGTTGTAACACTTCGACCGTTGCGTGTGGCCGACCTTTGTCGTCGATCAGCGAATACACCTTGGCGCGACCGCTCTTGATCGCCTCCCAGCCACCATGACCATACGACTCAGACCCCGAAGTACCCGAAGCTTCTACCCAGTCAGGGTGACCTTTTGGTGGTTCGTATCCGCGTACTGAATGACCCATGGCGTCTGACTCCGCTGCAAATGCGCCCGGTTTATTAAGCTCGACCCACTTGTAACCAGTCTTGTACTCTTTGTGCACCGGCAGACCCGAGCGGAATGCGGCCTTCTCCGCGTCCATCTTGGCGGCAAGTTCTTGGTCGTACTGGTGGGTGCGACGCACCGCCTGTTCCATCGAAATCTTCGACACTTGCTCGGGTCGAATGCGACCGGCAGCAAGGTCCTCACGCAGGACGTCAACGATATGCTCAAAGCCCATATTTCGGGTACCCGGAGCATAAACATTCGTGCCCTCAGGTAGCTTCGCCATCCAGTCGGGCATTTTATTACCAGCTAATTCAAATGCTTCAGCAGTCTCCGGATGTCCAGCCACATAGGGTTCACCGACCGCGTAGTCAGCGACATTCTCGTACCTGCGAGCCTCGTCTGACACGCCCATACCCCACGTCGGAAACCCGGCTGAATCTCTCAGCTTCCGCTGGTATGCACTTGAAGCGGCATACAGAGGATCGAATTGCCTGTGCACGATCCCTTCCTCGGCCAACAGTCGTACCGGGTCTTCAGGCGTTCCCATGTCGCGCTTGATGTACTTCGCGAGCGGGCCTTGGACCCAATTCTTGATCGCGACCTCATTTTTGAGTTCATTTATTGCATTTTCGAACCCCGCACGATCGGTGAATGACTCTGGTGCACCTGCAAGAGTAGTCTCAAGCTGCGCCAGTGTGCCTTCGGGATTTTGACGACGGTAAAACCGACTAAGTTCTTCGCGCAATCCGGTGTCAATTGTCTGTGACCCGCGAGTGCGCATCACGTGTGGTGCACCGAGCGCCGATGCTTTTGCGAATTCGGTCGCGCCATGCTTGATGGCACCGGGGATTGCGGCTACTGCTTTAAGTGGAGCCGTCGCCACGCGGCTGGGTAGTGGTGCGAATTGGCCGAGAGTACCCATGACTTTCGCCTCTTGGCTCGGACCCGCTGACGGCAAAACGCGGTTGAAATACTCATAGCCGTACGGAATGTCGGACCCGCCCAACTGCTTGACGCGCAGCAGATTCAGGATGTCGGCGGGTGCTCCAAGCGTTCCAGCCGTCGATCCGCGCAGGAATCCGGCTCCAGCATCCATCAGCGCTCGCATAGGCTCGGAGATAGTCTCCGTGAGCCGGGAAGCGGCCTCCGAGATGCTGGTGGGCGCTGGGCGCTGCTGACCCGCATAACGCCCGAAGTAGACCTCGCGGAGCTTATCGGTATCGGCCATTATTTCACTCCGTAACGACTCATTGCATACATCAACGATGCGCCGGGATCAAATGCCGGAACGTCAACCGATCCACCACCAGCAAAACCGGGTAGTGACTGGCCCTGACCCTCGAGAATCTCTTGCCGGGCCTCAGGTGAAATCTTGATCTTGTGATAGGCGGTAGCGGGACCTTCTGCGGCTTCATAGGTCACTGGCTCTACACTCACGCCGGGTATTCTTTGCAGCGGCTCGATACCGTGACGCACGACTTCTTGATCGTAGATCGGCGCGAATGACTCTTGAGTGTAACTGGGTCTGATATGCGCGATGGTTCGAGCGGTCGGCATGTAAATGGTGTCATGGCCTTGCTCTAGCGCATGTTGAACCGCTGCCTTAAATGCGGTGGCATGCGGCTGATGCAAAATTCCCGCCGCCGGAGCTATTTTGTTCGCATCGGATTGTAACTCTTCGATCAAGAATGAATTCGGATCCATGCGAATGTCGCTATCGTCCGGCATTCTCATACGTGCTCCGCCTCCGGTACCACGAAAATGAGAAGTCAGCGGCTCATCCGATTCTGGGTAATGACGGTAGCTGGCTGGCGCATCAGGATGCGACACACCTTTTTCAACATACGCGCCAACGGTATCGGGGTCGTAAGTATCCGCAAGTAGTCGCTGATAGTCGCGATGTGAATAATCGCCGGGCAGAGCATGGTCTGCATAATACGTTCGCAGGTATTCGAGGTTAGTGTCGAAAAGGTCGGTATGGAATTCCTCAAACCATGTACCCAATTTACCTGCGTTAACATTACCGTTTGACATCAATATGCCGCTTTTTTCCAAAGTAGCACGAGTCTCAGGCGATATTTGGCTTAGAGCTTCCTGAACAACCGGTTTTGTTAAATCGGAATACCCGTAAATCATATCGAGGGCATGGGATGCGTGAGGATCGTCAGCTACGCCTATATATTCCGCAAATTTTTCCCACAATTCGGGGTCATTCCCAGTCATGTATTCCGCTTCATTTTCCAAGTGAGCCATGGCGTCATCCGCCGCACCCTTCAAATCGACGATGTTGTATTTTGAAGGCTCGAATGCGTTCTCGACGTAATCCTTGGTGACCACCGCGTTCTGGTCCATCTTCTTAAGCGAGGCGAGTGCACCCTCTTTGCCTTCCTTGGTCAGGCCCTTCATGCCGTTGATCTGCTTGATGAAATCACCGACCTTCTGCTTTTCTGGACCTTTAAGATGAGAGGCCAATACCGATGGCCGCAGATTCAAATTTCCGACGGGTTTGACCACCATGCCGATCGGCATATTCTTAGTGGCGCGTATTAGTGGACCGGCGGCAGGTGCAAGATTGAGCGCACCCTCGATCGCGCCTTTGGTGTCGGGGGTTAGCTGCCGCGCAGTGCCGGTGCCATAGGTGAGTGGTGAGCCGTAGTTGATATTCTCGACCGTGCGAGTGAGCGCCGGTATCTGCAGCAGATCGGAAATCATCGCCGCTGGCGGATTTTCGTAACCGAAAGGCTTTCGTGCGAATTCGTCGGCCTTCGATACTGCACGGCCTAATGCACCAAGCAGCGGGTATTGTTCAGCACGTGCGGTAAATTCGGCCATGATCAGATCGCGTATGGGTTAATACGGCGCGGTTGCGTGTCATCGACGTACAAGTCGTCGTTATCCCGAGGCAGGTCAACCGTGATCAAACTCATATCACGCAAAAGGCGCAACGCCTGCGACGTGGTGTCTATTAAATCATCCCTTTCGCTTTCTGGGAAGGAACATATCTGCGAGATGAGTTTTTCAGCCCAGTCCCGAGGCTGGCCTCGTTTGAGCGTCGATTCAGGCACGTAAACCCTGCCGCGCTCGATGATGTTGGCGATCAACGCCAGTCGCTGGGTCTTGTCCGCTCGACCGGGGTTGTACCCGCGAACAGGAATACCGGACCGCTGCAAGTCCTGAATGAGCGACAGCCCTGATGCCTTCTCTTCTATCAGCACCTGATCGACCTTCTTACCCGGATCACCATAAACCGAGTCGTACTCCTCGATCATTTTGCTCTTGAGGTCGGGGTAAATCATGAACTCTTCCCAGCAGTCGATCAGCATAACCGACATGGGCTTGTCATCCGATGGTCGAAACACGCCCCAGACCGAGCATGCGGTCGGGTCATTGATCGTCTTGTCGGTGTAGGCGGGGTCGTACGACTGGAGGATGTAGACGAACTCGGGAAATGGCTTGTCCGCCGACCAGAGACGGAACCACTCGCGTTTAACGATACCGTAGTCTTCCGGATCGATAAGCTCGGCATATAGTTCCTGCCGCCCGAGACGCGTTCCCTCGTACTCGGAGATGATTTCGTCACGAAAGGTCGGCGCGAGATTCGCGAAGTTCTCGTGGGTGGTTCCCGTGGTCACGAGAGTACGTGGGTCGTCCACCAATTTGCGGATGATCGGAATGGGCTTTGGCGTGGTGGTCACGCAGCCGCGAGGCTTCTGGCCGAGACGGAGACCGAACATCAGGTTCGACCACACCGAGTCCGGATTCTTGTATTTCGCAAGCTCGTCGCACCAGAACAAATCGTGCTGCGGACCACGCAGCGCTTCAGGGTCGGCGTCAGAATAGATGGTGGCGATCGCACCGTTTGGCCATTCTAGGCGGCGCTTAGATGGTACGAAATTCGGGCGGCAACTGGGGTGCGAAATGGCCAGAATGCCGGATTCACCCTCGACCATCACGTCACGAGCGTCGCCCGCGTCTTCGGCGATCAGCGCCACCCGACCTGCGAGACCGCGCTCGACATGCCAACGGACGAATTCGGCACCACAGCGCGTTTTGCCCCAGCCGCGACCGGCCAGAATCATCCAGATGGTCCACCAGTCCTCTTCGACCGGCACCTGCTGATTAGCCCGACCCCACGTGTGCCAGTCGTAAAATAGCTCTATCGCTTCCTGATCGGAGAGTTCAGACACGAACTCGTCAAGGTTCGACGGGTCAATTATCGTCTGAGGCTTCTGCCTTTGCTTTCGCCCGGAGCCGCTCTGCAAGTTTGTCACGCAGTCCCTCTATATTGACGTTAGAGTCGATCGACCCTGAGTGATTTAGTGCGATTTCCTGCTTGCGGAATTTCGCATCGTAGCCCATAAGCGTGAACTGCAAAAGGGTATCCGAAAATTTCTTGACCGTTTCGCCGGTCTTCATGCCTTGGTGCACCAGAGGCTCGTCGTGACCGACCACCGCGCGTCGGTAGGCTTCGTTCCTGATCGTCTCGACCATTTCGGCCTGAACCGACTCGATACATGATGAAAACAGCGGGTAAATTTCGCGCCACTTAATAACGGTCATCGCGGAGACACCGACCCGCTTGTATGCGCCACTCAGCGAATAATGGTACTCGCCTTTGTCATTGTCACCCCGATAATACGACAAAATCTGCAGCATCAGCCATGCGCGGGTTTCCTCACGGCGCTTGAGGTCGCCCTCTGCGCGGACCGTCGGATCGACGCACGACACCGAATTAGGCGAGTTTGACGAGTTACCCTCGGCTAAACGCTCACGACCGGCTACGATGTCGGCCAGCAGTTCACCGAGCGTACAACCGGCGCGAGCCTCGTGAAAGGCAACCGTGTCGGCACCCAACTGCTCAAACGTGATCAAATCGTACTTGGCCATGGCGCGAATTAAAACACCACAAATTTCACCCGTCAATTATCCACTCTACAACACCGAGCTTGTATCCGGCAGGTGGAACAACCATTCACGTCGTTTATAATGCTGCGCCGCATATATTCACGTCGTTTATAGAACTTATCACTTTGATAACGATTTTGTATCCGTTGTATCCGTATTATCAGCTTACTAACGGATACAGAAAGTTAGTGACCGCTAACTCCAAGCGCGAAGCCACACACGTACGTGAGAAGCACCCCGATTGTTTGTATCCGTTGTATCCGCCGTTCTGTCGTCTAGAACTTTCCTGTCGCAAGCTTGCGACAAGAATTTGACCCGCGCGTGTGCGGATACAACGGATACAGAACCCCGTTTTTTCGACTGGGAGAGGGTGTTCCATGAGGTGTTCCATGAGGGGGGTCTGGACCGGATACAGCGGATACAGACCTCTTTGAACTTCTGGTGCGCCGCAACAAGACCTTCGATGCGGACCCGGTGCTGCAGGGTGTTTGTATTCTACCGTGCTCTGAGCAGCGCGTCAATGATGTCTAAATCACTCGCCTTTTGCAGGTCTACCGCTACCGCCGCCATCCTGAATTCCGGAGCCGCCATTCCTTCGAACAGCGCCAGCGCCAGTCTCGACGGGAACACGTACATCATATCTTGGTGCTGTACGGCAATCCATGATTTGGTGCCAAATTCGCGTCGGGTCCAGTGCCAGTTCGCTTGCCACGCCGTGTAGTGCGGCACCTTTACTACGGTCTTGTTCCATTTCGGAAACTCCGGCAGCACCTTGAGTTCGATCCAGCCGTGAAGCTGCGGAGACACGCCGAAATACACATCCGGCATGCCTTGCAGCAGCTTATTCTCTACTCGATCTGCTCGCCAGCGGGTACCCATCACCTTACACAGCCGATCCCACAACGCTTGTTCCGGTTTCCTCATACCCACGGGAGCCTCTCCTTGGTACTTTCCTTGCCTTTAGGCATTGGGGTAGCTATATTAGTAGCTGGTAACTATCCAGAAGCGCTTTTCGGGCCTCTTCTGGCGTCCTTCCAGCCTTGAATGGTGACTGCCTATCACCTTTATAATCCACAAAATACGCCAAGCTGACGTGTGGTTCTTGGTCTATTTTAACATCCACGCCCGAGGTCTGCTCGATCGCCTCGCAGTCCGGGCATTGCAAAAGGCTCCCATCGGAGGAGGGGTCGCCGACCCGCTGGACCTCCTCGTCCCAACAGATCGACCCGCATTCGAGGCACTTTGAGAATTCGAACTTATGCATTTTGCTCTCCTCACCAGCCATATCGTCCGGCACAGATTGGGCCGATCCCGCGTTCGATGCTTTCTTTGTTCGTCAGCTTTGCTCCGCAGCAGGAGCAGACTCCGGTGCGCATGCCAAATGCCACAGCCGCCATCTTCGGATCTGATGCCACCTGCAATACCTGCTGCTCAGTGGTGTCGTCGCATTCGCGGACCTTGAAGAATCGGCCAGCGGATATCTTACCCAAATATTGATCGCCGGATTTCACGTAGATCGCACCCGCATTCTTCGATGCGTCGGATGCCGGGGAGAAGATGAAGTCGGCCAGCCGGAGCTTCGGGAATTTCAGGCCTGATGATTTCGCATTGGCGAATGCGGTCTCGATGGTGGTGATATCGACCGAAGGGGCGGAGGCTTGGCGCTCGGCTCGCTCGGATTCGATGCGGATTTTGCGCTCGGCGGATTGCGCGGTCAGGCGCTGGACGGTAGCCATCTGCTTCTCGGTCAGGGAGCCGAATTTATACAGCGCCACCAGCATCGATTGAGCGAATTCGAATGTGGGTGCGGATTCGTTCATCCACTTGAATTCCGCAGGGAAAGAATCGGTCCACTGGATGACCTGCTGCGCGAGCACCTCGGCGGCGGCTTCCTTGCGACGGGCTGCGCTGGCCTTCGCTTTGGCGCGATGCTCAGGCGACGTCTTGAATTCATGCTTGCCCTGGCCATCGCATGCGAAGCATTTGGCTGATCGGACGTATGTGTATCCGATCGTGACGATGCCTTTGCCGCCACATTTCTTGCATGGCTCGGTGAACACTGTCCGACCTTCCTTGATGGGCGTCGCGGTGAGCGGTGTATCTAGATCGTCGAATGTGATGGTATTCATGGTCGGTCTCCTCTATCGTCTATCAGGCGGTGGCTTGGGATTGGGCGATGAATGCTTGGGCTTGCTTGATGCGGCGGTCGAGGCCCCACATCGCGATCATGAGGTCGCCGCGCTTGACTGCCTTCTCTGCGCACATTTTGTACAGCATCAGCTGATATTCGGAATCGAATATGGAATGAGAAAAATCCGCATCGCGCCCGTTCGCTACTATCTCCTCGCGCAACCTGAGGTATTTGGCCACCATGCCATTCGGGTTGAATGCGTGGAATTGTGCCCTCTGGCGATTGGTCCAGCTGGACTTGGTGCAGGTCGCGATTTCGGTCACTGTCTTGAGCTTTGCCATTTTGCTTCTCCTCTATCGTCTATTAGATGGTACCTGCGTTGATGTCGTCGTGACCGAATGTGGTGCGAGCGATATCAGCGGCTATATCCACACCCTCGGTCAGCAGCGAATCGGTCCAAGCTGGCGATTGCCCCAATTCGAGCGTGTCGATCACGTCATCGGTCACATCGATCGTCTGGCCGGTGGTATTGTCGATTATCACGAATTTCATTTTGCTTCTCCTCTATCGTCTATCCGGTGAAATCCACCGTGAGACAAATTATACCACCACTGGAGTAATCTGTCAATATATTTCTTTGCATTATCAGGACAATAATGGGTCAGGCTCGGCCAGCATGCGCTTAATCTCGTGAATCGGAAGTCCGGTGGCGTCGTGGACGCGCAGGATCCATTCGGGTCCAAAAGCGATGGTGCCGTTACGCAGCTTGCAGATATTCGGGGGTAGCACTCCGAGTGCCAGCGCCAATCGGCGGTCGTTCTTGAGCCGGTAGCGGCGCTTGAGGTAATTTAGGACTGAGGCGGTAGACATCTACGCATTTCCGAATGGTTCGTGGACCATCTCCTCACCACCGAGGATCAGGACCGACATTTCGAGTTCACCGATCATCTCGTGGTAGAGTCGATCCAGTTCGGCGAGGGTGGTATTTTGCACGGGTCGGAGGCTCTCGTCGATCGCGCAGTCGTACTTCTGGACTGCCGCCACCAGTGCTCGTAGCTGCCAACGATATGGATTGTCGCGGAATGTGGTCATGGGTCGTCTCTCGAAGTATCAACGCGTATATTAGAACACCGGCCACGCCGATGAACAACCCAATGCCGATCAGCCCTCCGGCCAGCATCAGCATGAATTCAGCAAGTACATACGCGTTCATATGACCACCTTATTTCGTATAGCGGCAGCGATCGCCAACGTTCCATACCCTTCGATTCCCATCTGTTCGACCAATGTTGCGTTAAGCTCCCGCGCTACATGAAATCCTTCCCTGTAGCCTTCGTAGTGCGCGAGCCACTTGCCATTCAATGCGTCTTCACTCATCGGGTCTACTTCACCGCTCTTCATGCCTTCGATGTACGCGTCTTTGCGGTTAGTAGCGAATGCTGCAGCCAGTAGGTGTAGATCATCGTCATCCACTGTTCTTCTCCTTTAGCTTGGCTTCGATGGCGCGACCGAGGCTGTACTTCTTTCCTTCGTGGCTTTGCCCATAGATCATCATCATCTCCTCATCCGTCAACCCTTGCCATTCGCGCTGTAATCTACCTTTCTCATACCCCTGCGCCCAAGCGTTACTCACCTCGTGCTTCCACCATTGCTCTGAGCGTTGCTCTGGCTGCGCTAGTCGGGCGCGTAGGGATTCGATTGTGTCGCTGTAAATTTCTTTAGCATCACCCACATATGTCAACGCATACAGCGCCTCTTGCATTAGCTCTTTGTCGGTCATGACGCACCCCTCTCGCGGATAGCAGAAGCGCAGTCTGCTGGATTCGCGTCAGCGTACTCATCGCCTAATCTGTCACAGACTGCTGCACACGCCTCGCGCTCCGCTTCTGCTACCAGCTTGGCAAAGCGTTCAAGACTAGGGTGTGAATAGTCATACATCACCAGCCCAGCTTCCCGCGCCATGCGGACAATGTCATCTCTAGTCATAGTGACCCCGAGGTGAAAATTTTACATCGCGCTTGGCGCTCATGTATTGACTGATGGTCTTACGTTCAAGGCATGGCTTGCACACCCAACGGGGTACGCCTCGGGTCGGTTTGACAACGCCACCTTCAGTAGATCGGACCGCTTGGCAGGACGTGCAGAATCGGGTTTCAACGGTGGTGTCGGTCGTCATATGCGTCTTTCAGTAAGATGTAAGATATTCCGGCCATGCACATCAGCCAGAACCATTCGCTCGATTCGAGCGCCAGATAGAATCCGGCAGCGGATACCGCAGATGCGATGAACATATCCCAGTCCTCCATGCTCATTCGAGATTCATCTTTTTGATCGCATTTCGCACCCGCATGACCCCGACGCCCTTATTCGGCGCGTCCAAGTACAGCGAGTGCGATAGGCCGTACCGATCGCACAGGACCGAGGGTGGCTCGGACGGACCGGAAGGTACCTTCGTGGCCTTCGGCTCCACGGCGGGTACTGATGTATTCACCCGACCCGTCACGCGTCCCGCAGATACCGTCACGCCGCTCTTGGTGGTATACGACGTGTTCATCTTCTCGCCGTGCGGAGGCTTGGCCCACCACGGCACGTAATTCGGGTCGTTGAATGACCGGGGCTGGTGCTCCAGCAGCACCTGCTCGACGATTTCCTGATCAGTCGCCATTGACGATGGCCTCCAATGCCTTGAATAGTTCCATGTCCGAGATGGGTGGTTTACCCTCGGGCTGCTCGAATGACGCCTGTAGGCCCCGCTCATTTCGCAGCGCCCAGAATTTCACGATGAAGCGGCCATTGAATAACATCTCGCCGCTGAATTCACCATCAAAGATTCGGATTTTAGTCATCGCCATACTCCCGCTCATATTGGTCCCATGCAAGGTCTGCTGCAGCCGCTTCATGTCTCGCCCAAGCCGAATCCAGCGCCATCTCGCGCAGGACCCGACGCGCATCGGCTTCAGAGTCGAATGTCCAGTCGCCATTCATGTGAATGGTGGCATGAGTGATCTGGAATCGACCTTCGGGGGTGGTGATTACGGAATAAGTCATTGAAAATCTCCTCTATCATCTATGGGGTGCCGGATCGCCAGCACCCCTATTATAGCACGGGTGTAGTATTTTGTCAAGCACCACGGAGAGCCTTGCGGATCATATTGCCGAGATTCATGCGCTGCATGCCGACATTCAGACCCTCATATTTCGCCTTCAGCGCGGTCGGCTTGATGTCCACCAGCTTGGCCGCGAATGCGTATACCTCGTCGATCGTCATGGCGCGGAGCTTGGCCGCGACTTCATCGCCGCAATCCAGTGCTCGCTTGAGCGATCCATCGGCGCGGGTCACGCGGTTCGCCACATATTGCGGCAGGTAGAGGGAATCGACCACGCCATTCTTGCGCTCATTGATGTCGATCACCTTGCGAGCTTTCGGCTCGGCCTTCTTAACCGGCAGCGCTGCTGCCTCATGGACGTCGGTCACTTCGGTGCTTCGCACAGATACCTCCTTTTTGTCGTGCTGGCGGATGCGGACCCAGCCACGCGATACTGTCAGGATTTCAACTGCTTTGCCGGTCTTGGTGTAGGTAGCGATTTGCATTTTGTTTCTCCTCTATCATCTATGCTGGGAAAATCCCCAGTAACTATATTATACCACGGGTACGATACTTTGTCAAGTATTTGCGTGAGACTGTTGTTTCGGTGCAACAAGCGGGTCGAATTGAAATTCGCACATTTTGCCGAGTCTCGCCGCCGATCCCTCGCCGAACCACTCGTCGTAGTACCGCTCGACCATCGCAAGCGACATACGACTGAAATCCGGAAATTCGACATCGGGAGACGTATCTTCGATTTCCATCTCCATGATCCGCTTTTCCATCCACACGCGACGCATTTTTCTGGACATTCCCATTTCATCACCTCTATCGTCTAAAATGTCATTCATTTGCGATTCTGCCACGCTTTTTTGATGGCTTCCCACACCCCGGCCCATCCGACCGGCTCCACCTTCTGTATCGGCTCCGGATCGGCTGATCGGACCCCGACGATTTCGCCGTACTTGATCTGCGGCACGAATGCGGTGGTCTTGGCCGCGATCGTCTCTTTACGCTTCTTCGACGCCGCTTTACGCTTTTTCTTGCCCACAACCCACCGGGCGGTGTATACCTGCTGGCGGGTCAAGCCAAGTGCCTCGGCGACCACTTTCGATGGCGCTTTGGGATTCGCTTCGAGGTACGTTCGTACTCGATTGGTGATAGATGTCTTCATGTCAGTCCTTCACGAAATAGAGGACGCAGACCGTGATCACGGACAGGATGATTCCCCATTCGAGGACTTCGATCCAGATGTTGTGTCGCAGTGGCTGATCCTTCGGCAGCAGCACCCCTTGAATCATTCGCTCGTCATCGGACGGTACGAATCGAGGCTGCTCATATCGGATGCCGATCTTGATTTTGCCCGTGTCGTACGGTACCAGCTTCGGCGTGTTGGTGGTGAAGTGTTCGTCGTTCATCAGACTAGCTCCATCGTCTTGATATTCATCTGCTCAGATGGCTTCATGAATTCCGGTAGCTTCTTCGGTCCGATGAATGCACGGACCTTTTCGGAATCCAGTATCATCTTGCTGGTGAAGGTAATCTCCACCGCGCAGTTCTTCGATGAGTAGGTGGCGGCACCACCCTCGCGGAACATCTCCTTCAGCTCCTTCTCGCGAGCGGTCAAGGCGCGTAGCTTCTCGCGCACGGTGACCAATTCATCGACCATATCTTCGGTGATCACTACTTTAGACTTTGCCATTTTACCCTCTATTCGCTATGTTCGGGAAGTCCCCGTGATATGAATTATACCACGGGTACCATACCTTGTCAAGTATCTACCACGTGACGGTGGTCGAAACGGTGTGACCATTATCAGACTGATAAGTCTTTACCAACGGCTCGTCGTGTGGACCGAGCAATTTGTCAAGCTCTAGATCGTCGGTCAGCCGGTCCCGCGCCAGCTGCGCGTAGCCCACTAGATCGACCCATGAATCCGGGTATCTCGGGTCGCCATTTACGATCCGCGCCATCTTGTGGCAGATCATATCAAGCGATTCTTTCATGTACGACGGCATGAATTCGTACGACCGGCCATGCCGGATTATATCCTTCAGATCGATCGCGAGTTTCGCCTGTTCGCGAAAGTCACCATAATTCTTAGCACGTTCACTTATGATCTTGTGTATTGACTCTTGACTCATCGATTTTCTCCCTAGTGGTCATACGATGTTTGCATTTCACGTTCTTACACTCACGACGACGCTTTATCGAGTTATCAACATTTTTGTATGTCAATATCACGTGCGTCGCCGAATCACACTTCACACATTTCATATACCCATTTCCTTTCGGACTTCGAACAATCCCGATCGAATTTTCAAATCCGGATAGTCCTTCTCATACCGATCGATCATATCATACATGGTATCATATAGGCCAGATAGTACATTTTTGGCGTGATCGCCGATGCCGTTATCCTTTAAGAACCAGATCGCTTCGAGTATGTCTGCAAGCTTCACTATCATACCATGCACAGTGCCTTCGGCTTGACGATACATGCCACCGTACTCGGGCATGAATTCTTGCTCGGCATCCAGCATATTCGCACCGCGTGATTCCAATGCACGTTTGAATGGCGTCGGCATATCACCGGTGTAAATCTCTACGATATCGTGCGACATCGCCCAAGATATCAAATCCAGCTGCTGCGCATAATGAAACCGGCCATTCCACTCGATCGCGGTAGCGATTCGCATCGCGATGCCGATCACGTTGAATGAATGCTCCGCTACCGATTGCGATTTTATCGTATTTACTATCGTCCATCGTTTGGTGTACGACGCACGTAACCACTCATTCGCTTTCATCACGTACTTTCATCATTGCATCTGCTTGTGCATATGCAGTTCGAGCATTTGATTCGAGATGATGCGGTTCGACATACCCTTTATTGTTTATCACTAGACTCTGTACTATCTTCGCTGCGAAGTAATCGCGCAATGTCATGCCGGTGTGCACATAACGCTGATTACTCTGCGGATGGTCGAATGTGAGTGGGAATGCTAGATACTCTTCTTTAGGTTCTACGTTATCAGACATGGCGCATAATCCTCGTATTTTGGTCTACTCTCCAAGACCGTTGTTCATTAATATCCATCTTGTCCATGATGGCCTTCTGTATATCGATGCCGTTCATATGCGCGACATCGAGCAGCAGTATCATGATATCGCCGAATTCAAGTGGTGATTTCGGATCACGCGCATACTCACCAAGTTCCTCGTACAGCTTAAGCAGAACATCTGCGGTCGTGCGATTCGGGAAGTTCGAATCTGCCCATTCGACGATACGATCCTGCAGCTGCTTAATATCGGCACCAGTGCGCTTGTGGTATGCAGACACTGCTCGCAATGCGAAATCGGCATTGATGTCGCACGAACCAGTTACACCCTTGTATATATCGCGTGTCTCGAAATCCGCGACCGGCAAGCCATTGGCATCGACCAGCAATGCGGGATTGCCTTCGTGCTTGCGCCATGGTAGCGGGTTCATCTCATCGGTGTACCCGATCGCCTCAAAAATCGGCATAATCAATCTCCCTAATATCTGCGTCATCCGGACCGAAGCAAAGGTAATCCGGTCCCCATCCAGTACCGTGCATCCTACGAATGATGTCGGTCAGTGTGTCCTCGTTACAATAATCCGCGAATGTCAGCACCGTCTTGGTCGATAAACCCGCGCAGTGTAGCATCGCGTGTTGGTATTGTACATCCGAGAATTCGAAGATGCGACGCGGCAGCTTGGTCACCGTGGTGAGTTCAGGCTCGCGGCCCAAATCGCCCCACGATATCTCTTTCTGCCCCGGATACGCCGGACCCGATGTGCCATCACGATTGTTCACGCGAATCGGGAACGTACGCGCCACCATCCATACTGTGATTGCTGGTGCCCACACGAACGGTAATCCACAGTCTGCCGCGATCTGCCACGGCGTCACGTCGCGTGATGTGCAGTACGGCCAGTCACCATGATACAGCGACAGCCCGAATCCTTGTGCGCCTTCGACCAGCAGCGTCCTCGACTCGTTCAGGATGCGGTCGTATTCGAATCTATCGACCACGAACTGCCCCAATGGGTGATTCGCGAATCCGAGCTTGGCTACCGCTTTCGAATCCGGATCGCGCATGATCCGATCGACCATCGCCGCGCCCACGCCTTTGGTGGTGGATCCAATTTTGGTCATGCCGAGCGATTTCTCGCGCTCCGCGTGGTCATCACGCACTACCGCCGCGTGTTCATGAATCACCAGCCGCTGACCGCCGGTCATATACTGTTGTATTTCTCGCTGCAGGGTACCCGCATGAATCAGCGATCCCGGTCCGAGCATGACGGTCTTCACCGTCGGACCCGATACGCCGACCGGCAGCTGCTGCACCATCATCTTCAGGCCCCGTGCGCGGTCATTGTAGGTATGACCAGCTTGTGTGCCATACGAACATACCACCGTGTCATACGGTACGCGCTTGGCGAGCCAGCCGGACACGCCGCCCTTGCCACACGAACCCCACATGCCGTCCATCGTTAAATCGATCTTCATGAATGCCCTCTATAGGTTAGAATGTGTATTATAACATAATCGTACGGGTGACGTAGTATCAGCCTTTCGCCGTGTACCAGTTGTCACCCACACCCCAATCGCAGGTGATCGGCACCCGGAACCGCATTTCGCACGACTCTCCGTCGAATGTCGTATATATCTTCGCTATCGCCTCCGGATTCGCGTCCTTTTCGAGCGATATCCCGACTTCATCATGTACGGTCAGCAGCAGCCGCCCCGCGTCATGCTCGGTCAGATACCTGTCGATTTCGATGAGTTTGACCTTCATCGCATCGGCGCTGGTGCCTTGGTAGATCAGCCCCGACGCCTTGTGCGTAAACTGCCCACCCGGAAACCGGATGTGACGACCCATCATGGTCTGCACGTACCCCCGCTGTTTAGCGATCGCGGATGCCTTCTGCTGCATGTTGCGCATTCCCGGATTCGCGGTGTGGTACTTCTCGAAGATCGCCAGCGCCTCCGGTCCGGGCTTCACGAATGGCCGACCATCCGGCATCGTCTCTTCGGTGCACGGTAGTCCGATTTCCTGCGCCAATCGACCAGCGCCCATGTTGAATGCCAGCCCGAGATTAATCGCTTTGGACGATGGGCCACCCGCATATTCCGCATTTCGAGGAATTCCGGTCATGTCGGATACTAGCTGGTGGAAATCCAAGTTCGGGTTGTCCTTGTATGCCTTGAGAATGGCGGGGACTTGCCCGTAGTGATTAGCGACTCGAAACTCGAACTGCGACCAATCCATACCAAGCCATGCTGCTCCTTCGTCCGGGAGAAAAATGGGGCGTACCAGCGACTTGATTTCTTTATCCCGAGACGGTATCTGCTGCAATGCAGGATTAGTAACTGATAGCCGACCGGTTCCGGTGCCAGCTTCAGCGTCGTTTTTAGTCTGGTTATAGTTACAGTGAATAACACCGTCATTGTGATGTCCCAATATGTGACCAGACAGGAATGTGTCGCGGGTTTTAAGCATTTTGCGCAGGTCGAGGATCATCTTCGCCGCCGGATGCTTCATGCGCCGCAAGCACTCTGCATTGATCGACGCCTTGCCTCCTTCGGTCTTATCAGCGCGGGTTCCGTCATTCAGGTACCACTCACCGTCTATCTCCAGCTTCGGCTCGAATAGCTTCGCAATCGATCCGGAAGGGTTCGGGTTGACCTCGAATCCGGCCATGGTATTCAGATCCCGCTGAGCGGTCTCGATGCGCTTCGTGAGGCCACGGACGGCCTCCTCTGCCCGATCGATGTCCACCCGCACACCGCCCTCTTCCATCCGGATGATGACCGGCAGCAGCCGACGCTCCAGCTGATGAACCTTCGACAGCTTGCCGATTTCACCTTCCTGCCACCGGTACAGCTTCATCGTCGCGAGCGCATCCTGTTTCGCATACCGTGCCACCATGTCCTCAGGCGCACGAGATATATTTGGCATCTGAGCGTTGCGAGTAGCACGACCACCGAAAAGGGTAGCCATCTCCTCATATATCTCCGAATCCTTGCGAGTACCTGCATATTTACGAGCCAAGAAATCAAGTTCATAGGTAGGTTCGTGTTCGGATATCAGAGCGGCGCGGATCATGGTGCAATCGATCCGATCGTCCGGCAGCTGCACCCCCGCCTCGCGCAGGAAGTGGTAGTCGAACTTCAGATTATGCCCGACCCACACCGTGCGCGGATTGTTCGCGATCAGATCACTTAGCCAATCGATAAATTGAGGAGCCGTTCGAACATCGAAATACCAAGTATCTTCGGTCTCCGTACACAGCGAAACCCCAAAAACGCGGTCGTTCCACCAGTGCAGCCCGGTCGTCTCCGTGTCGATCACCAACACTTTCGGATTCTCTATGCGCGGAAACATAGCGATCAGAATGGTAGGTCATCGTAGAATTCCTTGCCCACTTCGCGACTGGTCGTGCTGGCCGAAGGCGGTGGGTCCTTGCGATTGATCGCGATCGAGAAGTATTTCTGCCCATCGAGCTTCGATCCGGGTCTGCCTTCCTTAACCCACGCGGACATCCAGTATTCGACGCCCTCGACGTTGATGGTGCCGGTATACTCGGGATGCGTGTCCTTCTCTTTGCGCTTGTTACGAGCGAGCATGCCGGAATTGGTGTTGTCGTATTCTTTGTTCATATGCTAATCTCCAGTTAAATTTTATACCCATTAAGACCTTCGACGATATCTAGGGTATGCTTAGCTCTCGTCATCCCGACATACCAGACGCGAATCTCGTCATCGGGCTTTTTCTCCGCAGTTTCGGTCACTTTCTGCGTAGTATCCGTAAGTAATATGACTCTATCGGCTTCATGACCTTTTGATGCATGAATAGTAGAAAGCCGCAGACGAGGCACACTATCGAGATTAGCATCACGATAAAAGTCAATAACCCTAAATGGAATATCGAGTGCAATATAGAACGGCTTAGATAGTATGGCCTCATAATCGTTCTTCTCAAGATGTCCTCTAGTCTCTGGCGTCGCCACGTTATATAACGCGGTGCGTTCGGATTCCTGCAATATCGCGCCACTCTTTAACTTGTTATACGCCATCACGCCCTTGGCATATTTATTCTGATACATGCCCGGTCTGCCCGATTCTCGCAGATAAGGAATGCGTCTGTCAATCAGGTCCTTTTCGATCTCTCGCAAGACCGAATGCGTCCGTCCCAACAATAGGATATCCTCTTGTGGTGATATCGCCACCGAGTTGATGTTACCGTGTACCTGTACGGATCCCATATCCGGTCGGGGATTGAACTCCTTATCGACGCGCAGAGTGATTCGACGTATGAGCGCTTGCGATCTTTGGTGCACACTAACAGGTAATCGATGTGATACCGATAACACTTGGCTATCACCGCTGTGCTTCGCGATGAATCGAGCCATGCCGTGTGGATCGGCCCCCGACCATGCGAAGATCGCCTGATCGTCATCACCCGCGATATGGATTTCTTCTGCACCTTTCGCAAAGCAGTCGATGACCCGCCACTGAAGAGGTGATAAATCCTGTGCTTCATCGACGAATATAATTTCGGCGTCAGGGTGCGACTTCTTTTTGGCGACTCGCTCCAGCATGTCGGTGAAGTCGTAAAATCCATAAGTATCCTTCCAGTCAGAATACGCTCGAAGAAACATATTGAACTCGGCGCGGGTTCCGGGTCTGGTGCTGTAGTCATACACGATCGCAGGATCAGTGAAGGTATTCCGTGCATAATTGATGATGTCCAGATAAGAATCGCCGTCTGCTCGTTCTTCGTCGTCCTCGGGTGACTTGCCGATCACCGGCACACCGACGAGTGACGAGAATTCGCGCAGCTTTGCAGGGTCCACCACCTGTGACTGCTTGAGATTCAGCAGACGGAAGCACATCGAGTGAATGGTGGATACATTGTTGCTACGTTTAAGGCCCAAGCGTGACAATGCCTCGCTCGCCGCCGCACGTGTGAATGACACGAATGCGATACGCTCGGCTTGGACACCGGATGACTTGGCTTCGGCGACGCGACGTAACATCTCGGTCGTCTTACCAGTCCCCGGTGGGCCGTAGATAGCGTAGACTTGCACTAGCGGTACCTCGGTACGCAGGTCACATCGACCACCACATCTGCGGTGTAATTCGACACTTTACGCTTGCTGAACACCATCGCGGCTCGCAGACCACTCGACTCGCATTCCTGCACCGCGAGAATGACTTCATTCCTGCTCATCGGGTGAATGCTCTTATCGAGTATCAAGTCTTGTGTTCCATCGGTGTTGCTGCTGGCGTAATATTTACTCGGCTTGTCGGATGAACATCCATACATGATGAAGATGAATAGCATCACGCAGCATAAAAATAATATTCTCATATCTATCCTCTAGTAGTAGGTGGGGTACTCACCGCACAGGATTTATCCTTAACAATCGTGGTTGACGTTAAGCAAGTGCAGCTTTCCCCCGTACATCAGAACTCTTCTGCGACCTCTGCAGATTCGTCGTAATCAGCGTTGACCTTCACGCCGCCCTTCGAGATAACCTCGTACAGCTTCTCGGCGCGGTCGTATATCTCCTTCGACACGAATCCGATCGGGGTTACGTTGAAGTTATGATACTGTTCATTCCGAGCGTTGGTCTCGACGACCGAAGACAGCTTGTACGCACGTGAGAATGAGTCGGTCTCGGTCAGGCGCATGAGCGAATTCCAGCGCTTGGACACTTTGACCTTCGACTTGGCCATCGATACCACTGCTTCCGACCATTTGTCACCATGCAGGACCAGCACGAAATGCTGCGCGGTATCCGAGATTTCGAGACCTTCCTCGTTCAGACCCGCGATCGCGGCTTCCGCGTCTGATCGGGTGTTGAATGCTCCACGGAATCCGTTGGTGCCGCCACCCATCTTGCGATCCTTCCATACCAAGAACTGCTTCTGGTAGTACACCGGAACGACCATCACTTCGAGACCGTATAACTCGCGTGTGACGTTGTTGAACATCATGCCCTCATCCGCACCTTCGATGTAGGCAGGGTCCGATTTCTTTCTAGCCGGTGATAGCGCCTGAATGAGTTCGATTCGCGGAATGATGACGTCTTCGGATCCGACGTTTTCAGCTCCTCGATTCGACCCCTTCTTCAGAAATTCTGGTATGTCGTCGGTCACTGCGAATGCTTCAACCTTCGTCACTGCGTTGCTTTTAGCCATGTTAATTCTCCTTAAATGGCGTGGATATCAGACACACCGAAGTGTGCCACTTACTACCGCTTGCGCGGATTCAAGACTTGGTGATCGATGCACGAGTGAATGGTGACACATTCAACAGCTCTTCCGGCACTACTTCACCCTCGCGGACCATGTTCTTAACGGTTGCCTTCAACGTGCTTGGATTGATATTCGGCTGTATCAGATCGCCGCGCCCATTATCGCGTAGCCATGTGTAGAACAGCTCCTTGCTGCCCTCCTTGATCGATACATGCATATCTGCGGTGAGCGACACACGCCCCACGCCCTCGACATTCAAATTACGAATACCTTGATCTTCCATCTCTTGCGGTATCTTGGTGATACGCAGAAAGTCGAAATGCTTATTAAATCTCTTGAGTTCAGCCTCGGCGTTGTCCTTGTCGGTCTGCACACGACGCATCTCGCGGATGAGTTCCATCAGCGTCATGCCGTCGTACATCGAGAATTCGTTAGTATCAAATGACATCGCGATCCCCTTCGAGGTCTATGCGAATCGGAGTGTATGTGTGATCGCGGTTGTTCCACTTCAGGAAATTGAACGAGCTGCCCTTTTCACGCGCAAGCGCCATAGCAATGCAAGCGATGATAGGGCTACCAGATGGAGCGAGGTAATCTTCAGCCGGATTAAAATTTCTAAGACGGTCGCGAATATTGTTGACAAGTTTAACATTATGTAATGAACTCAGTGAACCGGAAACTTCTGAAGCGCATAAGAATACGACATCACCATAACGCTCGGCTGGGCGATAATTGGCAACGGCGACTTCCTGCGTGATGTATACTGTAGGCATCTCTATCCTCTCGGTGGAATAATTATAGCACATTATGCTCAAGCGATCAATGCCTCGACGTTTTTACTATTGATGCTCTCGCGTACGAACTCCGATACATTCTTTTTGTCTTGCAAAGCGGACAATATCGCGCCATCGACCGACTTCTCCATCACCAGATCGATGTACAACACCGACTTGGTCTGACCGATCCGATGCGCACGATCTTCCGACTGATCGCGTTCGACGTAATTGAACGAATTGCTAAAATACACTACTAATTCGGCGGCGGTCATATTCAGACCGGTGCCCCCGGTCGCCGCGTTCCCGACCAGAAATCGTGCCTTCTTCTTCTGGAATAGCTCCTGCACGTTGTGATCGCGATCCTTTTCGGACACCTGACCGTATATCTCGACCACTTGGTCGTGACCATACTTGGCGCGTAGAGCCTCGGACACCATATGAATCTCTTCGATGAATCGGCACCACACGATAGTGGACACTTGATATTCCTCGGCGATACTGAGCAGTTCCTCTATCTTCGGATTCCGACCGGGGATTCGCGAGTGTTCGTACTTTGAGGGATTGAACAAATCCGGATTCCTTTCAAATGTGACGATACCTCCGCATATCTCTTGGAGTCGTAGCATTCTCTCCAACACCGTATTGACTGTGAGTCCTCGATCCCCCACGACTGCACGGTTTTTCTTAGCAATGTCTGTATACAGGCTTTTCTGCTCTTCATTAAACTGCACTTCTCGGATTTCATACACTTTCGGTGGTAATTCGGTTAATACTTCGGATTTACGTACTTGATACACATATGGTGACACTAACTCGATCAACTCCTCCATATTCTGATAGCCGATGATCTGCTTACCCTCGAACCCGCCCATTACCGCGTAGCGGTTCCTGAATGAGAAGAAGTCGCCGCTGCCGATGATATTCTCATCGAGGAATTCGAACTGCATATACAGGTCGAGTGGCGCATTCGCGATCGGAGTGCCGGTCATGACCAGCTTGTACTTGGCACCACGCCCGATCTTAACCGCATTCTTGGCTCGCACCGCATTATGGGTCTTAATCATATGCGCTTCATCAACGATCATGCCAACGCGAGTGGACGTGTTCACGAATCTCTCGGCGTAAGTAGCTGCCGATCCCGCAGCCAGCGATTCAGTACCGACTATCAGTACCTTCAAAGCGTCGGTGGTGCTGGTGTTGAATGCGTCGAATATTTTAGGCTTGGTGGTGTCCAGTACCATCACTTCATACGGCACCGGGCAGTGAATCGCGAATTCGCGCTCCCAGTTCATGCGAGTCGAGAACTTGGTCACCACCAACAATCGATCTACATCGCCTTCCATATGATACGCCGAGAATAGATCGATCGAAGTCTTGGTCTTACCAGTACCCATATCCATGTAGTACGCGAATGACTCCTTTTTCCACGAGTACGACAGCGCTTTAAGCTGATACGCTCGCGGCAGCGTCTTGAATGGATACGTCGATGGGAATTCAGCGATCGGCGCGATCGACTTTACCTGTACAGCATTTCTGGCAACGTCATATGCCTCTTTAGACCAGAACTGATTAGGAAAGCGGTCAAGCATATAGGCGGCATTTGTTCGCAGCGCAGGTGCGGTCCAAACGCGACGCTTTGCATCCCAACGACGGTTAGGAATGGCACGAATGTGATCAATCGACCAAGGCGGCGATATGATGATGAACCGACCTGATTTCGGGTCATACGTGATATCAATATTCTGGCGTGAAGTCTGGAGCATCCACTTCTCCCTCTATGTCGTCGCTAATCGGAGCATACCACACGTTAATCGGGTACGAATGACCCGGAATACGCATCTTGGTATGCGCGGCACCACATTCCCGCCGCAGCGTGGTCCAAAGGTCCATACCCTGCTGCAGCTCGGCCTTGTTACGCTTCAAGAATTCGGAGAATGCGATACCCTTGAATACTATGCAGCGAATGCCGTCCAGCTCCTGCACCACCGGAATGTTGCGAGTCAATGCCTTGCGCTCGTGCGGATCCTTACCGTCTGATGTCAGATCGGCTTTCTGCATGAATTCGTGGAACTTCTGCTCGATGATACCTGATGCTGATGCCTCCTTCGGTACTTCGATCACGCGGATATTCGGCACCAACGGATCTAGGATTCTTTTTCGCCACGCGTCCTGCGAAATCTTCGGAATATTGATTTTAAGTTGCTCGAAGATGAGAGTACCCATGGCGTTAGGATCACGGAGTACTACAGTAGGAATATTAGAAATAAGCTTACCGTTAACGTGAAGTCCCCAGCGGGGAGGGTCCGACTGGTATTCGATAAGGTCGGTAAAACTAGGAAGGGAATCATACGCCTCCAATGCTTTAGCTTCGTCGGTGGATATTCCATATTCGCGTGTGACACACACTTTGCGATCACACAGCGACTTGCACGGGTCTTCACCACACTTGTACTGGTACTCGCGCCGCGATGCCGAGCGAATGACCTTCCGCGCCTCCTGATTATTCAACGGTTTGTCGAACATCGTCCGATTCAGCGCCATCGCGTCATCGAAGAATGTCTCCGGTCGTGCGCGTTTGAGATAGATGACCACGTTATACATGGCCTCATTACGAGCACCCGACTCAACACCAGTATGAATCATCTTCTGGATGCAGGGTGGTGCCTCCAAATGCTCACGATTCGCCAGCGCGTTCAGCTCTTCGACCGTCAGGCGCTTCGATTGTGCATACTGGATGAACAATTCGAACGACAGGCGCTTGCCGTCCTGATCAAACGCGTACCGGTTGGTGTCATCGCCGCCGAAGTAGCAGAGATTCAACCAGTTGCCGAGCGACTTCTCGCCGGATTTGGTCACCACCGAGTCCTGTTTCGGGAATATCTCGGTCTTGTGCGGAATCTGCAGGATGTCGCGCCACGATGACAGCAGCCGGATTACCACTTTCGCCGGTAGCCACTCCGAACCGAACAGGTAGCAATGAGCACCCCCGCGCTTGGACCGACATACCACCAACGGCAATCGGTGCTGCTCGATCTTCCTGATTAGTGCCAGATGATCGATATCCTCCGAACTCTCGTGGGCGTCCACATCGATCGCCCCGAACATAACAGTGCCGCCATCGGAAATCGGTACGATCCCGAGGCCCATCGTGCCTTCGATATGCGCCTGATAATGGTCAATCGTCGGCTCGCCCTTCTCGGTCACCGCCCGATCGGTTTTAGCGTCGTACTGACCGAACGACCGCAGATTTCCCGCGAACAACGCTGCATAATCATTGATTAAGCTGGACATGGTTTCCTCTAGTGTGCTCTATGCGACGCATTATACCACAACTGCCACCCATTGACTAGTAGTAGCCATTGTGGTACACTATATGGGTCGGGTTCCGCGCAACGCGGGTCTCAGTATCATTTCTTCCCGACAATGGCTGTATCCGCTGTATCCGGCATAATGGAACAGGTCATGGAACGGCGAGAATCAAGACGGACGCGGCTCTTGGGCATTTGTATCCGCTGTTCCACGCGCGTGACCCCCTTATCCTGTCGCAAGCTTGCGACAGAGAACTTCCAGACGACAGAACACCGGATACAACGGATACAAGAAAACTGGAATATGTCTCACGTATGTGCGTGTATTAAGTCTCAAGAGAAGTGAGCGCTAATTAGCCTGTATCCGTTAGCAGCCTTATAATACGGATACAACGGATACAGACTTGGGGTATCCGCCGTGCCGTGAGTGACCCCTGAATAAGAAGACGCCCCCGAGAGACCACGGAAGATATCTCGGAGGCGCTGGAAAGGAGGGATAGCTACTAATATAGCTATGGTGCCATGACTGGCAAGGAGAAGCCCTCCTGAGGAGCTGCCGAAGATTGTTTTTTCTTAGCAATATTTGCTCGTATGCCCTGTTCGACCTCTTGGAGGCTCTGTAACATCCCTTCGGTCAGCTGCATTGGGGTGAATGGTTGATTTCGACGATTACGGATGTAGTCGGTGATCGCCATGGTGAGGGGTGATGCGACCGCCATAGCAGTCCCCGGTCCGGCAGTCTTTGGGAACATCGACATCGCAGCCCCCAAGGTACCCGTGGCGCCCAAGGCAGTCCCCGGCATGTCACCGGCCAAATATCTCTCGCCTGTTTCCGCACCCATTGCACCCACTCCCGCACCACCCACTAGACCGGACAGAATCGGGTGACGCAGGACCGTCTGGGTCGCGGCCTGACCAAAGCGTCTGAGTGGTGACATACTTGGAGGTTCTACCGGAGGAATCGGCGCAGTTCTGGCTCCACGCGGTCCGCTCCCGACTTGTTCAGGTAGCATAAGGTCGGCGCGTTCTGGCACCATGCGGTAGCCGGGTCCGATCTTGGCTTCGGCTTCGGCGACCTGTCGAGCGATGTCGTAGTGGCCACCGGGAGCCTTGGACATATTCGCGGCGCGAGCTGCATCAAAATCGGACAATCCGAATGCTTTACCGTAGTTGAACGTTCCTTTGCCGCCAACCGGAGTACGACTGACTGGTCCTTGGGGTGGCGGTAATGGACCTCCGCGACCGGATGCAACCGGACCTGCGCCGGGACGACCCTCGGCGAAAGCATCTGCGGCTCGGGTGATGGCCTGTTGTAATTTAGCTGCCCCTTTACCCGCACCATATATTGCTTTAGACGTTCCCAGCGCCGCGCCGGTTGGACCACCAAACGTCGCTCCAGCTACCATAGCGGACGGCGAGAATCCATATTCTTTAGGAGCGCTCTCTTGCGACCAGTCTCTCCAAGCTTGGGCCATCCCCTCCCCCCGATCACGAATATCTAGATCGGGTGAACCATAGGATTCTTCGGACGGGGCTTCAGCGATCGGTGCTTCAACCGGTGCAGGTGGAGCTTCAGCAGGAGCTTCTTCGGCCATTTTAGCGGCTTCAGGATTTAATAACCCACCAGTCAGAACGTTGAAATCATGCGCATACTGCACAGCTTCTGGCGATATATCGTCTTTACTACCGGTCTTGAAATATGTAGAATTTGGCCCATCATGGTAAGCGACCACCAATTTTAATGGATCATATCCTACTTGTTTGTTTTTCAGCAGGTCATCAATGTATTTTATACCACACCGAACATTATCACCTAAATTTTCGCGGTCGCAATTGTAGGTTTTAGCGGTTGCTTTGGTGAGTTGCATGACACCACGTGCACCGGTTTCAGATGTCTTACTTTGATCAAAAGTGCTCTCGATCCATGCCATCCCTAGTACGATGTCTGGATTTACACCCTGACGCCGAGATTCCTCGATGATCATCTTGGCGATCTTCGCCTGTTCGGGCGTGAGCTTATCCGGATCCCAACTAGTCACTACTTTAGAGGCCATGATAGTCCTTACTTGAGCTTACCTTCTTTTTCGAGCTTGTCAATCGCGTCTTGTACGCTCTGCGTGGTCAGCGGTCGAAGCGGTTTATCTCTTTTGGTCTTACTAGGTTTTTGGGGTTTACCTTCTTCTTCAGCTATGCGCTGTAGATCCGGTGTACGACTTCCGGCCATGCGTGGTTCGACAATCGCAGCTGAGGCTTCCCCTGTTTCTTTCTTCCTGAATGGAATGCCTAGGTTCTCATTCGCCCAACGCTCGGCACCTTCGACCAGTCGTGCGTATCGACCATCGGCTTTGTCGCCCTTGAACTGTTCGAGAGTCTTGTACTGATTGCCCGGTTTATTACGATAATCGCGGAATGCGGCGGCGATATCCATGTCCAGATCGAAGCCTCGGGCCACCATCGCCATTTTCTGCTGAATGGCTTTTGGCGTGTCGTATTTGCTACCCAGAACGTCTTTGATGGGCTGACCTTCGAGGTTTGATACTGAACCCATACCGGATCCGGCGTAGGTCTGACGACGAAGCCCAAGCTCCATGCGAGCCAAGTTCCCAACGAAGATGTCCAGATCGGTGAAGTCGGAAATCTTAAAATTCTTATCCAGCTTCTGCAGCGTTTTTTCGATGTCGGCTTTGGTGACGTTCACATCGACGCCGGACGTCCCAGCCTTGGCGTGGCCGGTCATCGCATCTTGCACTAGTGACCACAATGCATTACCAACACCGGGCTTATTCAAATAGCCGAATATCTTCGGATTACGACGTACTATTTCGAGGTTCTGAGCGGCTGCGGCTCTCGACATCCGATGTTCATCGGCTTGTAATAAGAATTTATTAGTCGCTTCAGCCTGCTCGCGAGCGGTGATCGTAGCGGCTTCTTTTTTAGCGGCAGATTCGGCTTCTCGGCCAGACACTGTAATATCTGACGGCGCACTCGGAGGCGCGGCTCCCGTTTCATCACGTGGTCCTACGCCCTGAATATAGCGATCGAGGATGTCGTATACGGCCTTTTTATTATTAGATTTCCGCGCCGCCCGAATAGCAATAATATCCTCGGGAGACATCGCGATATCACCCTTGAGTTCGGGCACGTATTCCTTGACCATCTCCCGACCCGGAAATGGTGTGAATTCGCCGGTGAGCTTATTATAAGTACCGCTGGGTTGCGACCCCATGGTCTCCAGCTGCAACCTGTACTGAGTCTCCAATGCCTCGCCGAAGTCCTTGTCGATCAGTTTTGCTTTCGCGATCATGGCCGGTGTCATCATGCGACCCTGCACCATCATCGCCGGACCTGACGCGTCTCCCTTGACGGGACCAACACCGCCTTCAGGAGTTATACCCTGTTGCAATGATGTGAATTCTTTAAATGCTTGCGACCGACGTGCGCGATCAAGAGGAATCTGCGCCATCTGCATTTGCATCATCGCATCTTCGATGTCGCGCTTTTCTTCGGCCAGCTGCGCGGCAGAATAAGCTTTTGCTCCACGACCAATTGCTTCGAATGCGCCACCGGTACGACCGGGATCGAGGAGTTCTCCGGCCAGTGCGAGCATTTTAGGATCGAGTCTAAACCCGCCATCTTCGCCCATTCCGGTGCGACGATTCTGCAACATCATCATCAACCGATCTTCGGCTTCTTGTGCCGCTCGGTATTTTTGATCGTACTCGGTACCTTCGCCTCCGAAAAATTCGGGCGGTATCATCGAGGCCGATTTTAGTGCTGAAGCCATGGTGTCACCATTCAGATAATGTCGCCGGTGCCGAAGTCACCAAAATCAGGGAGATATTGCGAAAAGTTTATGCCACCTAGGAATTTACCGATGCCCTCGATCGGACTTGAACCGCCTCTCTGAGATGCAAACAGAGAGCCTAAGCCGAGAATAGCCTGCAACGGCGACGTACCATACGCACCCGGCATCGGACCTGTGAATGTCTGAGTAGTACCAAGTGGCACCTGATATCCGCGCATTAATTGCGCTGCGTTGCTAGCCATCTTAAGTGGTGCCTCGATCTTTGCTTGGTCTAACGCTTGCTGGAGAGCACCGGCATCTAGTAATGACTTCGCTCCAGTAAGACCCATTTCTTGTTCTAGCTTACCCATTCCGGCGAGCGCTTGAGCACCCTCTCGTTGAATGCCTAGATTGCGGAGGGCAGATTCCACGGCGGTGTTGTAGCCTGATTCCAATGCCTTGGTCTGTTGGCCGGTAAGTGCTGCCTGAATATCGGCGAGCGTCTGCCCGGTCGCGCCCATCATCCGCTGCGAACCATAGCCCCCCGAACCCGCGAATGCCCCTTTGAGACCCGGTAGAATATTTCGCTGCACGTTTTGCTGCGACAATCTGGCCATTTCGTCCACCACACTTTTGGTGTACGGGTTCATAAAGCTCTGAATTTGCGTTGGTGTGACACCACGCGCCACGTCGGTCGCCGTCAGCTGAGCCGACGTTACTGACGGCATCCCGTAACCCGCCGCGTCTTCGGTTGACTTTAACCCTTTAGTTTGAAGATCCGAGAACGCCGCGACCATCTTGGTCGGGTCCATCGTGGTAGCAGTCTGACCGGCTTTGGCCAGTTCGGTCAGATAGTTCGTGTAATAGTCCGGCGCAGTGGTTAGCTGCGTGGTGGTGGTTTTTACGTCTGGTAGCGGATCACCCTGAAGGATAGCCATTTATCTTACCTCTTTGAGATATGCTAAAGGCGATTTCGCCTTAGGCGGTATTTTATCATTAGAAGCACTTCTTTTGTGTTTCCTTATAGCCTCTCGCATTTTGTCGAGACGTCTCGCGCCCTCAGCGTTAGACCCGTCACCGAGAGCTGCCACCACGTCGGCATCGAAGACGTATTCTCCGTCGGCCAGTCGCGCGTCGATTAAGTCATCTTGACCGCCCCCGGCGCCTTGCACATAATGCGACCCCTTATGAGGCACACCCGAACCACCTGCCGCCATCAAAGGTGTGGCTAAGACGTTTCCACCATCAGCAAATGCGGCCAACCCACCGCGTTTCATGAGCATCCTGCCCGGCTCAGGCACGGGTTCTATTTCATCATCTATCGCGCCATATGAATAATAGGACGGAGTGTCACCCGACAGCATAGCAATCAACTGCTCTAAAGTGGGTTCAGGCGTGGTGGCGTCTGGCGCGGAAGTAGCAGGGTATTCCATATCAGCCTCAGTATCAATGCTAGTGGGTATAGTGACGAGTTCAGACGTCCGTTTAATAGGATCAAATACTGATTCGAATTTGTTCGGTAGTATGCTCGAAGTTAAATATTTATCAAACCATTCGCGGTTAGCTGGAGCGTTGGCGGATGATTCACTCAGCGTCAACGGATTGATAGAAATCGACTGAGGCTGCGTCAAGTCTACTTCGGTGTCTGGTGTCTCTGGGGGCTTTTTGTCATCTGGTGGAGTCAGCGGGAATTCCTGCGTGGGGATTTCAGGGATTTCATCATCAGGAGGATCTACGATCACGACCGGACCCTCACCGCCGGGACCCTCACCGCCGGGACCCTCACCGCCGGGACCCTCACCGCCGGGACCCTCACCGCCGGGTAAATGCGG